AGGTACTCATCATCAAGCAAAGCCCAAGATGCATCGAACACTTGTGGTATGACAATGATAGATGGTAAGTTGGCCGTGAACAATGGTGGTTCGCACCCATTGACCACTCTAACACTATACCATAATGGTGGGGATTTCAACGACGGTCTGACAATCATCAGAAACACTACAACTGTCGCTTCCGGTGATTTACTCGGTGCGATTGGTTTTGATGGTAAGGATGGTAATGCGCCTTCAAGAGCAACAGAGGCATCAGCAGGTATCGCTGCTTATGCTTCTCAAGACCATTCGGTTGATGACAAGGGAGGGCATCTGACATTCTTCACTGCACCTAATGACCAAGCCGATGACACTGCTTCCCTTGAGAGAATGCGTATCAATTCGGAGGGCAATGTCGGAATAGGCACTACGAGTCCTGACCAATTGCTTCATGTCGTAGGCTCTTCCAATGACGATACCGTTGCGCTATTCTCAACCACAGGGGGAACGAGTGGTAGCACACAGGGAAGCGTTCACATCGGTCTGAGCCATTTCAGTAGCGATGCCAACCCCTCGGTGAGAATAGGGGCGGAGGAAAACGGAACAGGTAGTTATCAAGCCGCCATGACCTTCGGAACTAGGAGTGCGACTTCCGATGCCGCACCTGCTGAGAGGATGAGGATAACCCATGATGGTAAAGTCGGAATAGGCACTACAAGTCCTTCTTACACTTTGCACGTAGTGGATGAAGATGCACGAATCATGGCAGAGGATGGCTCATCAGGGATACAGGGTGGTCTCAAGGTAGGTAACAATGCAGGTAATGTAGGGACATTCACCAACTCCAACTTCAACATAGTATCGAATGACACTGTAAGGATAGGTGTAGCAAGTGGCGGTGCGATTACATTCAATGGAGAATACACATTCCCCACATCAGACGGTGATGCTAACCAAGTGTTACAGACAGATGGCAGTGGTACACTCTCCTTTGCTTCGGTGAGTGGTGGTGGTTCTGGAGACATTACTGGCGTAACTGCCGGAACGGGGCTATCGGGTGGTGGTTCAAGCGGTGGCGTGACTCTTGATTTGGATGTTGATGGCCTTACAGATATAGGTGCAAGTATCCAAGATGCAGATTTACTCATTATAGATGACGGAGCAGGTGGTACTACTCGTAAGACCACGATGGGTAGAGTAAAGACATGGATAGGCGACAATGTATCGGAGATAAGAATCAGGGATGCAAGGAACGAGGGAGCAACAACAAGTTCCGAAATGACACCGACAGAGTTTGCAGACAAATCTGCAACCTTCACATTCTCAGACGATGTTACAAACGCTACTAATGCTTGGGATTCTATTCTCACAATGAAGGGATGGTCTGACAATTACAGGGCATGGCAGTTATTCTCTGCCGCAGACGCAGGTAGTACTAGCGTTGATACTGAGCCTCTTTACTTTAGGACAGGGGAGGCCGATGAAAATAGCGGCAATTGGGGAGCAAGGAGAGAGGTTCTCACATTCCCCGGAACTACGCCAAACGCAGATGGTAGTGCAAATCAAGTGCTTGTCACAAACGGTAGTGGAACATTGTCTTGGACTGACATACCCGTAGGCGATATTACAGGAGTCACCGCAGGAACTGGATTAACAGGTGGCGGAAGCAGTGGAGCAGTAACAGTCAATGTTATTGGTGGAACTGGTATAACTGCAAATGCAAATGATGTAGCGGTAACTGCTGCACAAACAGGTATTACTTCTGTATTGAATGCGTCATTAAAAGTTGGTAGAGATGCAGATAATGAGATTCAATTTGATACTGATAACGAAGTAAGATTTAGAGTAGCAGGTGCTAATCAAATTAAAATCATAAACAATGCAGTAAATCCAGTTAGTGATAATGATATAGACTTAGGAACTTCATCTCTCAAATATAAAAACGCATACTTTGGATTAGTAGATGCTGAAAATATTAAAGTAAATGGCGGTCAAGGTTCTGATGGTCAAGTTCTAACTTCAACAGGAAGTGGTGTTGCTTGGGAAAATGCAAGTGGTGGTGGTTCTTCCACAGATTCGTTTATGATTTTCGGTGAGGAGTCAGATGACTATCTTGGCCCTGCTACAGCAGGTAACTCAAATGGATTCTCATTCTCATATGGTAACGGGGCACAGAACACTACCAAGTCATCAAGCGGTGTGGATTTCGGTATGCCTCTAGGATGCGATTGTACCCTTAAGGCACTATACATTCACTTTGGTAACAAAAACTCTAGGACAAATAGCACCAATATGAGTATAGATATATTCAAGAATCAATCGGGACTAAATGACCCGATGACAGGTAACGCTAGTGGTAGTGGTGGTAATGCATTCATCATGTCTAAGACTAACTACGATATTGATTTTGATGAGGGAGACACTTTCAACATAAGAGTAGAGTCACCGACCAGTTATTCTAACGCTACGCAAATTGGACCTGCTAGGTTTACAGCGTATTTTGAGAGGAGATGATAATTATGGGAGAGAATGTATGGAGCGCAGTAGATGGAACGACATGTAGAGCAAGCGATGTAATTATGAGTGTGGAACACTCTTATGATAAGTTAAGGGCTTCTAGGGATTCGGTAATGGAGAGGTATGTGGATTACTATCAATCTAAACCCTTACTCTATAATGCACTCACAGACTCACAGAAAACAGAGTTAGGAGAATACAGACAGGCTTTGTTAGACTTACCTGCTACTGTACTAGCAGCAGAGGGAAATGTCGTTATAACAGACTTGCCGGACTTCTTCCCTGCACAACCTAGTTTTATGAGTAGCCATCCTAATGGTATAATTCACACTTAGATTAAGACTCCTAGTCTTGCCATTATCTTCTCTAGTTTAGTCTGACTGTATGAGTGTGCTAGGTTGTATGCATATTCACTTGTGGATATCAATCTACCCACATGTATGTTCTCTTCTATTGGTATGTTATTGGATAATGCCCACGACACCAATGACTCTGTTCTCAAATTACCTTGTGCTTCATCCAAGGAGAAACAACCACCAAGTCCACCTACAGAGCAGTCGAACTGTCTGATACCTGAGTCATAGGCTGCTTTGATGTATTCTGTACTATCCTCATCAACGTGTAGATGTATGCTGAGATTGGGTGTGATTGCTTTTGCTCCACTACATAATGACGCTATACTCTCAGCAGTAGCATTACTATCTGTATCACATAGAACAATGTACTTTGCTATGTCTTTACCCCACTTCACGCAGTCTAGAACGGCTTTTTGAGATATACCTGTACTAAATGCACAACTAATGTATAACCTATTTATCGGTATATCCTTGCATTTATTTTGATATATACTCATTATATTCTCATATGTATTTTTCTGATTTAATTGGCTGAAATTGTCATGAGGGCTTATCACCACGTTCACTCTTTTCGCACCTAGTTCTATCGCTCTATCGAACCCTTTTTCATTTACCACCAGCAAGTCTCCTCCGGTTTTCTTGTACAGTTTACCACTTTCTCTCATTGGTAGTATAGAGGGGTGTACTAGACTGCCTACCTCTATACCCTCTATACCTGCTTTCTTTAGTTTCTTGATTAGTTTTACTTTTTTCCTCAGAGGGATGGCTCTTGGTAAACCCTGCAAACCATCTCTAGGACTCACTTCATACAGAGATATGGCACTCATTCACTATCCCTACTAGACCATACAAAATATATCAGCAACCCTGTTGTGGCCAGTAGAAGCAAGGGAAAGACTAACGGTATTTCCACTTGGATGTCATTGGACACAGCGTCTATCAGACGTTGGTCAACAATCATATCTCATCATCCCAGTCTTCAAAAATCTCATTCAAACATCGTATAAACATCGCAGTTTTTGTATATCCTCTCATATCAACTCACACCTCCACCAATCAAATCTTCTACACGTCTTTATTTTCTTCAAAGGTAAATCCATCAGTATCCCATATCCATCTTACTAGGCTTCTTCATCTCACGAATCTGCTGTGTAGCGAAGCGTATCTTCTGGGTGCTGTGTAGAGTCCAAAAGGAGTCTTTGGGTACTTTGAACTCCTCTTCGACTATACGACATAATTCGTACCTTGAACTGGTCCTCAAGTCTTCATCAATGTCCAAACCTAGGACTTGACTGACTTCTTCATCAGTGTATTTCACACGCTTATCTAACCACACGTAGAGGTTACCCATTATACTCATGAGTTTACGAGCAAACCATCTCCACAACATAGTAGTGTAGATTCTACACCGAAGGTAATTTATTGTTTCGCCTTCTTGTATACTGAATCCTGCCAGAAGTGACCACATTGCTTACATTGCCAGAGGTTAACTCTCCTCTTTTCGCCATCTTGATAACGAGCATTGAGTCTTCTTGGTATGTGCTTGTGACCACAAACACGGCAAGTGACGTTTAGTTTGTCTAGTAGTCTTCCCATTATTCCACAGGTCTCCTACCAACGATATCGTCTATCCTTAGTAGGGCAGTGGTGACTTCTGTCGCACTAAGCACAGCCTGCTTGATTAGTTTGGTAGGCTCGAATATACCAGCGTCTCTCATGTTGGTGATACCACCGTCAGTGACATCAGGCCCATGATACAGGTTGCCGTTCTGTATCTCGTGTCTCATCGCCAGCACTACATCCAGTGGGTCATGTCCTGCGTTCTCCGCTATGGTAGCAGGGATAACCTCTAGAGCGTCAGCAAAGGCCTCTATAGCCATCTGAGGCCTTCCACCCACACTAGCGCCATGATTCCTCAGATAAGAGGCCATAGCCACGAATGATGAGCCACCACCAGCAACCACCTTACCGTCTTCCTTGACGAGGCTGACCACACCCAGTGCGTCATCGAAGCCTCTCTCCACCTCATCCAGAGTGGATTGGGTAGCCCCTCTTAGAACTAGAGTGGATTGGTCACTGTCAACAATAGACTCCACGAATATGTACTGAACGTCATTGTGCTTCTGTCTCGATATCTTAACGAAGGCTGAGGCTTCTAGTTCCTCTGGAGTCTGTGCTACGCTGATGCCCAAGCATCCCCTCAGTGCCTTCATCACACTCTCAGACACTCTTCTCACCACACCTATGCCGTTCTTTCTCAGATAAGCACACACGTGGTCATGTACACCATCCCTGACAAATACTACACCCTTGCCTTCCATTCTCATCACGATGTGCTGTGCACGCTCAAGCAGGTTATCTCTACCTGACTTCTGGAACTGCGAGTAGTCTGCTGCATTCAGTTGAACCTGTACATTCTCCTTGCTCTTCTCCTCCTCAAGCCCTGTGTTGAGCAGAAGGATGTTGGTCTCTTCATCCAAGTCATAGTCTAGCACGAAGTCCTTACTCACAATCACTCCGTTGAACAAGTAGGATTCCTCGATACTACCACCGGGTAGGCTGACAACTCTAACCTTGTCCACATCACCAGCAGCCATGACTGCATCCACACAGAGGGTGCTTACAATATCAGTAGCAGCCTCTACGGTCTTACCAGTGATTGCGGTCTTGGCTATGTCGTGTAGAACCTCATTACCTGTGTTCATTGACACTTCACTGTTCAGATAGTCTATTGCCATCTGAGATGCTTCACGATATCCTCTGCATATCACATTGGGGTGTAGACCCTTCTCAAACAACATCTCGCTGTTCGACAGTAGTTGACCTGCTAGCACCACAGTACTGGTAGTACCGTCGTAGCAGATGGTCTCCTGTGTCTTTGATATCTCTATCATCATCTTACCACCGGGATGTGCTACGTCTAACTCACGTAGGATAGTAGCACCATCGTTGGTGACTATCACGTTTCCAGCACCATCTACCATCATCTTGTCCATACCCATTGGTCCTAGTGTAGTGCGTACAGTCTCTACGATTGCCTTAGCAGCCCGTATATTCATCACTTGTGCATTGTTTGTCTTGTCATTATCGGTCATGTCCAATTCACCTCTATCTCTATCTCTTTTCCTGTATCCAAGGAAAGTGATTTTACTATACCATACTCAGCACCGTACTTGTACAACTCGTATGTGAGTTGTGCATCTTTCAAGCAGTACTCTGCTACCTCATTGTAATTACCCAAAGCCCACTGCTTTGGTGCATCTATACTCTGCATTATCTTACCTTCTTTCAAAGTACATTTAGTAAGTATATCTAATGATGTACCTATATTATCTGATAGTATTTTAGATGCTTTTGAAACTAGATTTTTAGTGTCTATAATTGTGTCAGCACTCTTAGACATAATATCACCAGCAGCCCAGCAGTCTAACGATTCTTTGATTACAGGTAAATCGAAACCAATGATGTTATGTCCTAAAATCTTACCACCTTTTTCTACATGTTCTGAAATATGATTACCTATATCTGTTGCATGTAATGGTAATACTTTTACACCATCTAACTGTATATCTTCATTACAAAATAAAGTAGCATTAGTACCATCCCAAGTAGCAATCACACTCATCTTGAATAGATTCTTATTATCCCATCCACCTATATCCCATGAGTAATTTATAGTCTCAATATCTAATGATAGAATGTCACTCATCGTTAGCACCCTCCTTCATTCGGAGATACACTACCTTGTTCTCCTTTACGGTGTCAAACATGTCTTTAGCGTACTTACCAAAGTGATTCCACCCAGTGCCTCTAGTGACTGAATTGAGTTTCATGTACGTCTGTATCACGTTGTTCTTCCTGTGCCAACCTGCTCCTCTGGAGTCATCGAAGTCTACGGCATCTGTGTTCTGATACGCTATTGCGAATCTCTTCTTATACTCAGACACCTCTGTCTTCTTGTATCCAACCTCAACCTCGTCCTCTAACCATAGAATCAGATTCTTGGTCAGGTCGTATAGAATGTCCTTAGCCATGTCAACGTGCTCTCCTGTCACTTCCCACGACTCGTCTAACATGGCCATGTGTGTTGCGAAGATGACTGTGTAGTTCTCAACAGCAGGCATGAATGAAGCCACCACATCACCGATACCCGGCCCTAGACCGTCTAGTAGAGAGTAGTAGTCTTCTATGGAGTCATACGCAGCAGCGTAGAAGTCATCTCCTGCTGTGAACATCTGATGCATATGAGACTGTAGTAGTTCCTCTTGGTCATACCTGTTCATAGTGTCCCAGTCAGAGAAGGATGTCTCACTGATGTTGAGCAGTCTGTCTCTCACCCTCTTAGTCAGCCCTTTGAAGTAATTCACTATGTCATCGTGCTCGACAGACAACTTGGGTATTTTCTTGAAAGCCATCTCCATCCTCTTCATGCTCACACCCATCCTCTTGTCTGTGTCCCAGTCTGCCCAGTACAGCAGAACCCTCTGGAAGATACCCTTAGTCAGAACGTACTCCTTGACACCCTTCGGTGGGAAAGTGGTAATCCACATTGACACCAATGACTCGGTTTCTATTCTACCGGCCTTAGTGTGTTTCACGAGTATGTTGTTGTTGCTACCTACAGGGTTGCAAGCAGACTGTAGATACAACACAGTCTCCTGACTGTGCTTGTTGGGGTTAAGTATGATTGAACCCTCATCGAAGTTGAGAGCCTTACGCCCATCTAACAGTCCTTCTTTGAGATGCTTGACTGTTTCACCATCAACAGTCTCTTCTTCCCATCCACCTATCAGAGCAGCGTCAGTCCCTGTAGTGTACATCTCAGTGGGTATCTCGGCCTCTCTACAGATGTCACCTATGAACTCCCAAGACACAGACTTACCAGACCTGCTAGGTTGAATCCAAAACACGTGCACACGTGGGTCTAGATGTGATGAACCCCAAGGTATCCTCACAAAAGGAACAGCAACCTGTCCCTGTAGGAAGAAGAAGGAAAGCATTCCCGGTATGTCGTTTTCCATTGATGTCTGTCTAAAGTGCTCCAAGTACCCCTTGAACAAAGGAAACTTCTGCACTGCTTGGTACTCTGAGTAGTGACGCATGAGTGACCCCAAACGGGGTCAGTACTTAATACATACTATGTATATACAAGACAGTCGTACATTATACACTTCTTTTTACCTTTCTCTCTACTACCATCTTCTCTTCAGATGTGAGTGCCTGCACTATTCTACCACGCAGTACATCACCTAGACCCTTTATCTTCTTCAGAGATTCAGGGAAGCACATCTCCTCTATGCTTCCACACTCTTCTAGAATCCTATCAGCCATGTCTTTGCCTATACCGGGTATTGCCAGTAGCATGTCGGCTCTGATATCGTTTGATGCCACTCTTCGTATTGTCCTAGCACCGTGGCTAGACGCTGGTTTGTGCAACTTGTTGTGGAGTTTGGTAATGAACAAAGCAGCCTCACTGACGTTTGGTGTGTAGAATACTTGACACTCAAAGTCACTCATGATGCGTGCTATAGTACCAGTCAACTCATTCTGTATCCTAGTGTATGTCACCTTCTTGCCTGTCTTCTTAGCCATAGCAACATACTTGTCTATACCACCGTGTATGACTAAGAAGAAGCGTTGGTAGTTGATGTCCATGTTCTCCAGTTGCCTCCATAGATGACCACTGTGACTGGATAGAAATAGGTCGTTGATGCTCTTGGCCTCAACACAAGCCTCACCTAGAAGATAGTCCCCCACCACTAGCGGTTTTCTTATCACAGACAAACCTGCTTTCTCCGCCTTACGTATTACTGAATCACACAGTACACCCCGTTCATTGCTGTCAACAATCATAGCAGGTCTTCTCATTCTCTTTCCCTCCTAGCATGTATCTTACATAGTTTCTTAGATGCACCTGTTATTCTGAAACAACACTGAGTACCTGCATTTGTGATAGCCTGACATCTGTGTTCTGGTGGCGGGTGTGTGAAACATCGTTGACATAAATTGGTAAAGGCCTTCCTGTTACCATTCCTACTAGGTAGTTTCTTTCCACATTCTTTACACATTCTTCTGGCATTCATTCAATCATCCTCCGCTGTTCCGTCATAGTATCTACACCTTCCAGTGCAAACACCGTCGTGTATTAGGGTGCGACAAGTCGCTGGGATATACCCGTTGTTGCCACCACTACCCATAACTATGCTCTTGACTTGATGTCTAGTGACTGAGGGGTTGAAGTCAACCCACTCCTGCGCCTCTATGATATCGACAATCTGGTTTACATGGCTCTGCTTCTCCTCTAATGAAGGGTACTCAGGTGGGAAGAACCATCTCAATCTACCTGCTAGATATGATGCGAAGTGAACCCTAGCCTTGTGTGTGGGGTTACCACCACCCATCGCTGACTGTGCTAGGCATGGTAGAATAATCATATTGTCAATGGCAAGTTCAGGTAAGTCGATGTTCTTGTACTCCTTACCCTTGAACTTCTTACTTCTCTTTTTGATTTGTAGTTTGACAGTCTCAGTGCCGTGCTTGATAAAACCAGAACGTGACTCTTGTGACATTTCTATGAGGTCATCATGGTTGCACGTCATCACTTCATGGGAAGTAAGAGGGATTGTCCAGCAGCCTCTTCTGCTGTTGTAGGAGTTAGGTATCCTAATCATACCAGCAGTATCGAAGGCAACAGTGGGGTCGTTGCAGTACAAGTCTAACTTCTTGTGCCAGTCAGAGAGGAGGACTCTTCCTGCTTCCTTGACCATGGCAACGTCGTATCCTGTGGAGGGTGTGTGGGTCTTGCTAAGTGGTATCCAAAAATGAAAACCACCACCACTAAACCAAATATAGTGGATTTTGTTGCTGCTTTTTAAGTGGGTGTGGAGTGTACGCACTTGCTCTTGCATCTCGTCAAACGGCACATCCTCACCTTTCTTCCTGAAGTTCTTGCAATCAAAGTCACACACGAAGTGTCTGATGATTGGCGTGTTGTAGTCAACCCTGTGGTTTCGAGGTGGGGTCAGGCTTCTGTATCCATACGCAGTGAAGTATACATTGCCACTCCCGTTCTTTCCTCTCCAATAACTCTCAAGTTCCTCGGAGTTCTTCACCAGTCTCCTGAAACCCTTGTTACCATCAGAGTTCAATTCAAGAACTTCTCTTGGGAAGTCCAGTGTGATGAAACTCATCCTAATCCTTCTGCCTTAGGTGTTCCATTTTTACTTCCACGTCATCAATCATGTCACTAACGATACCCCCAATGTCAGGATTGTTCAGTAGAGTCTTGCTGATTGCTATGTCTAGATAGTCATGCTTCTCACCCTCAGGTGGTTGTACTCCTATGTCACCATACTCGTGTAGTGTAGTTTGTCTGCTTAATGCGATAGTATAGTGCTCTCTACCTATCATCTTCATACTGACATTCACATTCATGTATGGTACTAATCTAGACACTACCCCTGTCAAGACTTTCTCTAGCATTCTCTGGCAATTTCTTCTCTCTTCATTATCTTCTCTGTTCATTCTAACTCCTCCAATGTCCACGCAGGACAGATATCGAGAAAGTCGCACCAAGAGCACTTAAACTCGTTTCTGCTTGCGGGAAATGACTTATCCAAGTGGGCCTTGACTAACTTCTTCAGCCTACGCTCCACTACTGCTGGGGTGTTTCTAGCACTTCTGTCATTGACAGACTGGTAATCCCAGTGCTTACCATCGCCTTGATTGATGTTTCCACCGGGGAACTCCCATCCCCAGTGTGTGATGGGAAGGAACTCACCATGCGGGCTGTTCTCTAGCATCATCTTGTAGAACTGCATCTCTGCTCTCATGTCAGATGACTTCCTAGTCTTCCACTTGCCGGTCTTCAATTCCATCAATGCGAAACCTCCCTCACCATCTTCAAATATCCTATCAATGAAACCTTTCATATGAATAGGCACATTTACAATCTCACCATCATCCATCTTTATCTCTACTATTCTGCTACCATGTACTTCTGCCTCATTACCAGCGGGAAACCAATTCTCCCCCTCACAGGCTAGCAGTCTATTGAATTGCCAATCGACCCAAGCAGTAATCTGCTCAGGCTCACCATACTGATATGGTTCAGGCGGTGTGGGTATGACAGAGTGCATCAAGTTCCTTGCCTTCTCTATCTCTTCCTTACCTATAAGTTCCATGACCTCATCATAGTGGTCGTACATCTTCTCAAAGAAGTATTCAGTAAAGTCGTGAACATTAGTCCCTCTAATGTGGTGGTCTTTCTCTTCAGTTGGGAGTTTCATAATGTTCTGAAACTCATACTGCTTTGCACAGAAGCCGAACGTACCTAGACTACTCTTAGTCACTCTAAGTATTTGCTCTACACCATCAACCACCATACCGGGCTGCCAAGCGTATGTACTCTTATTGTATGACTCAAGCAGGTCATCGAAGGGATAGTCATCCCTCTCGGTCCTGTCTATCTTTATGTCCTCATTGGGATTGTACCTCATTCTCCACACCCCTCGCATCTGAATTGTGAGAATGGTTTTTGACAGTTGGGGCACATAGGTATGCCTTTCACCATGTGTGTGGTAGTGAGTCCTTGCCATCCGCAGTTGCATTTCGATATCATCATATCCACCCGAATAGTTTCGCTAGTACTAGCACTGAGAGTATGGTATTCACAGTAGCCGCTATCGTTCGATATAGGGCCAACTCACCGAAGTGCTTCTGACTCCATTTCTCTACTTCATCACTCATCGTCTTCCCCCTGTGAAATATACTCAACTGATGCATTACATGAAGAACATTGTAAGTGTGTCACTATACCTTCTTCATCCATCAAGTCTTCTTTATCATGGTCTGCTTGCCAGATTAGTTTACCACCGCACCACCAACAGACATCTCTTCTGGGGTGAGCACTCTCTGTCTCTATCTCTATCAGTTTCTGCAAGTACACAGTCGCATCCATCAACTCTTCGGATAAGTGAACCATCCACTCTAACTTAGAAAGGGGAGCAGTCTCCATAGTCACTCCATACTTCTCCTTGCCTACTGCCGCTCTTGCCTGTATCTTCTTACATACCTCATCTTCTATTCTACTCATTTGTATTTCATCTCCCTTATTTCTTTTTGATACCATTTCTTTGCACAGTAGTCACAGAGTCCAAGTGTCTTGCCGAATGTACCCTCCATCTTTTCACCACACTTTGAACAATACTCATACTCAGCCATCACCACTCCTCCGGTAGACTACCTGATAGAGAGTCTAACTTCCATTCCATAGTGCTGTACACTGACTCTAGTTTCTTGTGTATCATCTTCTCTGTGATTGTCTCGTAATCAATGTCGAACTCATCTATCTCAGACGGGTCTCTGAATGCAACTACCTCTGCCCACATTGACTTCCTCTTACTGAACTCAATTTGGTTAGGCATTGATTCAGGAGTTCTGGATATGTATACCCACTGTGCTCCGTCTCCGGGTTTGAATGGCTCATCAGGCTGCATGTTATCATTGTAGTACTTCGCTGCTCTAACAGCCATTGGTACTACTGTTGTGTATTGATGGAATGGTTTCTTGACTCTACCGAAGGTAGCCACATCCTCTATGTTCACAGTGCCATCTCTCAGAGATTTGACTATGGGTCTGATTGCTGCGTTGACCTCATCCTCAGAAGCACCTGTTCCTATCAGATTGAATGCTATGTCTTGCACCTTCTTAGTGATAGGAGCAGAGTTAGCGGCTTTCAACTCAAACCCTGTTACCTTCATCTTACCACTCTCAGACTCAGGCCATGTCTTGATACCGAAGTATCTGTTCTTAGTTCTCGTGCATATCCAGAAATCAAAGTAGGCCTCTAACTCCACATCAAGATAAGGCATGTCTAACTTCTTCTGTGCAGACTCAGTGAGTCTCTCCGCTAGTGCCTCAGCCTCATCGAGGGGAACTTGTATGAATGCGGAATCAGTGTGACCATACAAGGCGTTGTAACCCATCTGCTCACTTTCCGACATTAGGAACTTGATGCTCTCCCTACCTCTGTAGGTGATGGTCTTACCAATATCTAAGTCAGACCACATACCCCCTATCTTTCGCATGGATACCATACCATAGAGAGCGTTGACTGCAACCTTAGTAGCAGTCTGTAACATATCATATCCCAGTCTCTCATCTGGGTCAGTCGCTTCGTACATCTTCTTCTTGTACTCCTTCCTTAGAGCCAGCATCTCGACAACGACGCTAGGTAGAAGGCCTTGTTTGGTTTGCTCCCAGTGTGTACCATTACCCACTGTCTTTATTCCCTCTCCACCATGTCCCCTCTTGGTCTCCCATGATAGGTTATCACTGAGAATGATGTTAGGATAAAGTGATGCATAGTCAAAGAGACCTACACCCTCGTGCCTACCATGTTTAGGGTCTGGTATGAAAGCAGCCTGTAGTTCCTCTCTTGAGTTGGCCCTACCTGATGGTGCTTTCTTGTCTGTCCTTCGTGCAATCAATCCCCTGAAGTATCTGGTCACCTTGTTGGTGCTTGGGAAAGCCACGCCACACAACTGCTGCATGGCTAGGTGAAAGTCGATTGCGTGTAGTTTCTCATCAACGTCTCTGAGTAGAGTGGTATCCACCAGACAGTAGTCAACGAACTCATCGAAGTACTCTCTCCAACCATTATGCACGGTCATCCCCTCTATCCTGTTAGTGAGTTTCTCACCCAGTTCCAGTCTCTGTGCCACCCAGTCTAGTTTCCTACTAGACATCTGTCCCCTTCCTGACTTCTGCCAGATAGACTCGAAACCACTACCAGTCATACCACGTGCCGCACTGTCGTATACCAGACGACCCCTCAGGGGTTGAGCAGTGTCATCATAGAATCCTTGACCACCCTCTCTCAGGGGAGTCATGTAATGCAGAGGGCTTAGTCTGTTCATGTCCTCTAGCCTTCTAACCAAGTGTGGAAGGTCAGCCCAATTCCCAGCGTGTGCTACCAGTATGTCTGGGTTGCAGGTATCTAGGTACTGAAGGAAGCCCTCGTGCATCGCTGCCTCGCTCCCGTACAGATGCAACACATAACCACCGTGTCTGTCTATCCAATCAGTCGAGAAGTAATCCACTCCTTCCTTCCATGCGAATACCACAGGATGGTCTTCAAAGGTATCAACCACAGCCATGACCGTGGTGAAGTCCTCTTTGACATCCCACTCCAAGTCATAGTACCATATGCGTGGAATGAACTCAGGTATCCCGTCTGGATATCTGTTGATGATGTATTGGTCTCTGTAGTCTAGGTCAGCCTCATAGGTGTCTATTCTATCCTTGATGTTCCATAGGTTATCTGGTGAGGTGGTTGTCATCTTGATGAGTAGTACACCATCAATACCCTCAGCCTCTTCATCGAAGTGGAACTCAGTGCCTTGGAAGTCTGCACACACCCTTGACTGTAATCTTGGATTGATGTCCTTCCTGACCCAGCAGAACGGTTTGATGTAATCATCATCCTCGGCTGTGATTATCCTCTCCTTCAATACACCATCCGCACCTCTCGTGCGTTCGTATATGTGAGGCAACTCAGTCCTATCGAAGTCAGGGTGAAACCAATCCACTATCATGCTCATGCCTCGTTCTTAATAACGAGGAAACTGTCATCTTGTTGAATGAACAAGAAGGTGCTTTCCCCCATATGCAAAACGGCACTCCCCTCTTCTAGAAGGGATGTACAGTCCATCAGCCACTTCCCGAACTTAGACTCAAATCTCTGGTTCGGGCCTTCTGCATCTGTCAATTCAATGTCGATTGTCAATTGCATAGTGCCTTGTTTGCCTGCCCTGAGGAAGAACTCATTCTCCTCTGGGTGTAATGATATCATGAAGTTAGGATATGCGAAGAAGTTCTTGAAACTAGATACCGACTTCAGGTTGGTTATGTCTATCGTTCCGTGAGCCTCTAACTGCTTGTCCTTGTATGTGGTGAACATGCTCTTCTCCGTCTGCCTGAGAATCTTCTCAACGAACGGGACTTTGGAATAACTGTTGATGCTACTCATGGTGGGCACTTTCAGTGTCATTGAATCACACTTCACTGTCAGTTGCTTCCCCATGTCCTGTTGGGTGAACACCACCTTAGCACCCTTGGCCTTCTTACAGAACTGTATCACTTTCTTCAGGTCTGATATACCTAGGTTGCCCTCGCTCTTGACATCATCATGTGGTACTAACATGTGCCTGCGTAGGTAATGTGTGTCGTATGCGATAGTACCAGTTAACCTAGCACCCGCTACCATCACCAACAGGTCTTCCACATTCTCACCGAACGATGAGAGGAAGGCTAACGCCTTCTTCCTATCAAGAGTCACGTGTGTCATATCACAGACTTCCGTCGTATAGTTCAGGTAATCCTAAGAAGACAGCAGGCTTTCCCACTTCAGTCACTAAGACTGTCCTCTTCTGTCCCTGTAGTTGTGCGTTAGTCTTACACTTATCGAACGTAGCAGTGTACTCGCTCTTGAGTAGTTTACCTGTCTCATCATCATAGGTGTCTTCTCTGTTCATGGTGATAATCTGGAACACGAAGTTGTTGCTAGCCTTCTCCCAGTCTGGTCTCCACTTGGCTGCTTCCTCGTTCTTACCGAAGGAGTAATTGGTCAGCCTGAGATGTGTCTCCCAGAAGATGCGTACACCTTGCTTGACCAGTCCCTTGCACACGGCAGTCAACTGGTGGAAACGAGTCTTACGAATAGCCCAGTCCCATTGGTGTCCTACCTTGACGTTCCAGTCAGCACTGTCAATACCATCCTTAGCCAGATTCAAATCAACGATACGCATGTTGTTTACACACACGCTGTCCCACAAATCCACACCAGTGATGTGCACTCCCCATAGTCGAGGCCCATCATAGTCAGGTGCGTTCTGGTCCTTCGCTCTCTGCAAGGCGAACTGCATAATCTTCATGACACGGTTGTGAGTCTCTGGATAATCATAAGCAGTCCTATCATTGGTCTGCATGACCCAAGTATCCCAACACCTAATGCGGTCATTGTCTGGATAGAAGGCACTCGCTGATGCTGAACCTCCACCATCAAAGTCTAGAATCTCAAGGGTATCTCCCCTCTTGGTTGCTTCCTCGTCTTTGGTGAATGCGTCAAGCACGATGGCCGACTTACCAGTGTTCTCGTGTCCAGCAATACCCACGAACATGTGAGTCTTAGGCCTGTTCTGATGCAGGTTAGTCAACTCAGCCCTCAAGTCTGCGAAGGCATCAGCCTTCTGAGTCATGGGCTTCTTTGCCTGTTGCATCGGCTGCGGTGTGTTCTGTAGTTCTAGTGGTGTGTCTTTCGACGCTTCCATCTGCTTTGCTTTACCGAAACCGGCCATCAGTCCTCACTTTCCTCTTGCTGCTGTGGACCTTGTATCTCAAGCAAGTCTCTCTGTAGTTGTTGGAGACTTACATTGACACCGTTCACGAATGTCTCTAGAAGCCTGATAATAATCAGTCTGTTAGCAGATTGTGCTTGTATCTGCTGTGCTGCTTCAGAGATTCTCTGTGCTTCGGCTGTCACCTGAGCCAACTGTTCTTTCAGTTCTGCGTTCATCGTTTCTACTTCTTTCTTACTCATTTTCTTTTCAGTCATTTATATCACTCCTGTTTGTCTTCTTCGCCTTTCGACTTGGACTCTTCTCCTATGAACTGGGACATGTTGGTGTTACCACCCTGTGTCCTCTTTCGTATTCTTCTTGGGTCTGCGTAGATACCAAAGACATTCATCTTAGGACTCTCCACACCATCCCTCACACTCATACCTATTCTTCCAATCACGATGATTGAAGACTTCTCAGCCCAAGGTATTTCCTCATCACCCTTTCTAGCGACGAATGGATTCGAGTTGTCATAGCATGCTCCGCTAATCCAACACGACACCTCTGCCTGTGGCTTCTCACCATATTGACTCTGTAGGGATATGTTGGTTAGATTGAGGCTGAAGTTTCTACCAGTCTCATCATACGCACTCTCCCTACCTTCTGTGGATAGTCTGCTCACACTGCCCTTTGTGAACACAATCGGGCCTGCTCTTCCAGTCTCACCGTTTATCTCGAAGGTTCTACTACCTGTAGCATAGGCATTGCCCAATGATTCAAGTGGTACATACAGTTGATGGAACAAGTCGGATGCTAGGAACTTGTGTGGGTGAAGGAACTTTACTTCATCCTCATCCACGAAGTCCGTAGTGTACTCGATGTTCTCATGGAATCCTATACCAGTGCCGAGCACATCCCTGAAGGCCTCTGCTGCATCTGGGTTAGGAGGTCTTACCTGTATTCTACATGGGTCTCCCACTTTCACATGCATGTCAGACGAATCACCTAGTGCATCGACTCTCCATAGTTTGATGTCCTTATCGAACTCATTCTCATGGTTGCCCAAGAAGTAGTAGTTCCTACCTAGCAACGAGGGATACATGGGTCGCCCTGTTGTCCTACCCATGAGACAGATGTACTTCCCGTCTATCCTGATACCCATTGAGGGTTCTTCTTCGATAGGGTCGTTCGTATCCACCACACCATTGGCAGTTCGTATAGCCCAGAAGTTGCCTTGCTCAAAGTACTCGCCAACGACACCGTTGTCTATGGCTTCCTTGTTGTTCATGGCATACTCTCTCGATGCTCTGCTGACCATACCGCCCCTGCGGTCTGTCTTCTTAGCATCCACACCTACGAAGCAACCTACGAATGGGACTGTGTTAGCCCCACCACCTACTGTACTTCTCCTCAACTGGATGAAGCACTGCTCTGCCCAGTCGATGAGTAAGTCCTCATCCTCTTCCATCCAGTCTTCGCATGCGTGTTCGCTCTCAATGAAAGAGAGGAAGTGCTTGATTACATCAGGCAACTTGTCTCCTGTTCTCTCTGCGTGCTTCTGCATGCGTTCTAGGACTCCTTCTGGCATAGCCAGTGGTGTGTCGCTTGCGTTCTCTGTTGTTGCGTCGTATTCATATTCATTGTTTTCTTCATTCATGTTTCTTCATCTCCTTTATCTCATTAAGGACTGCCTTCATCGTTATGTTCAGGTTGTCTATGCTGACTTGTATGCCAAGTAGACCACCTTGTATCGTTCTATCTAGTTCTTCTATTACACCACTATTCATTGTTTCACTTCCTTTCTTAATCTCGCTACGAAGTAGTCGAGGAATGCTTGGTCGCTGTCAGGCCATTCGTATATGTGTGTCATCATATCACCGTATACAGATAGCACTGTCCAGACTTTATCATCTTCATCCATGTTGAACAGGGATGATAGATTCTGATAGAAGGAACGCATCACGAAGAACCTGTCCCTTCCATTGGAAACTGCCTTGTGGAATTGAATACGCATGTCCATCCACTCGTCTGTCAAAGCAGACAGGGCGGCTTGGCTCGGCCCACTGAAGTCACTCACCCTGTCCTTCAGGGCATGCATGTCATGCATGTGTAGTGATTCCAACACACCTACTGCTGACCTCAAGTCCCCACCCATGTAGGTGACGAGCCTTGGGAAGTAGTCCTTCCACACATCGAGAACACGCTCAGGCACTCCACACTTCTGACACACGTTGGTCAGATGCTTCGCACCCTCTTCACTGTCAACTGCCTTGAACTTGTACACCACGCACCTGCTCTTGATGGCAGGTCGTATCTTGCTCTCATCATTGGCTGTGAATATGAATAGGCAGTTCTCAGTGCTGTTCTCTATAATCTGTCTCAGTGCATCCTGTGCAGCAGGAGTCAAACCATCAGCCTCATCGAGAAGGATGACCTTCCTGTCTGCCATGTATGGGCTAGTCTGTGCTGCCTGCTTCAGGAACACACGAATGAACTCGATGCCCCTCTCATCACTGGCGTTGCACTCATAGTAATCACAGTCTATCGCTCTGTCTAGCATCTGTCTGGCAATCACACGAGCCGCTGTGGTCTTACCCACACCACTCTGACCAACGAAGAGCAGGGAGTCTGGATAGGAGTCGTTCGCTTTCCAGTTCAAGGCATCCTTGGTGAATGCCTGCTGTCCCACTATGTCTTCAAACTCGGTGGGTCTACCAATCTCATTCCACGACTTCATACACTATTCCTCTCTTGTTCCTTTATATCGGAAAGCCTCTCATCCGCTTTTTTGACCCATTCTACGAACGCTTCGTAGTCTCTTGGTGGTGGGTTGTCAATCACCCACTTCAGAGATAGGTAGCCTTCCTTGTCTACCAGTCTGTCCTCTAACTTGAAGTGACCTATCATAGTCATCCACTTGTTCAACTCTTCTGCCCTACTCATCTTCTCACGATAGGGTAAATCGAATCTCTCCAATACCTCGTTCAGAAAAAGAAAACTAATTTTGGTTTTACTTTGTTGTTGCTTTTTATATGAGCGAAATGAGATGGAACGCAGTACCCTGAATCCATGTATAGAAGATGCACTCTTCTGGATGCTAAAGTTGAACTTCAAATCAGCACACAGAAAGCCTAAACCAAACCAGAAATTATCGGGATGTAATGTCATTGTATCAACTCGCATGTATGAAATCGACGTATTGAGTTACGTCACTCATACCCAAATCGACTCTTGCTGAGACGACAAGGGCATCTGGGATTGACAGTGGGTCTTTCAATATACTGGGAACAACCGCCTCTATCGGTATGATAACCTCGTCTGGTATGTCTTCCCAATCCTTGCTGGGGATGATAGTGCATAACCTGTCTACTATACCTCGTATAGAGTTCTTCACATCACTGACGACATCGACTTCACCTACCACGATGAAGTCATCATAACCATCAACACACGAGAGTCTTACAGACAAGGTGTCCTGTATATTCCTAACAGAATGAAGTCTTAGAATCATCTTGGATAGAGATGACATCATAACGTAACCGCCACTCTCCAGTGGTTTGTACTCACCTATTTCTGGGAATCTTATAGCCTCATCATCTTTGAGACTGCTAATTAGGTCAGCCATACTATCTATACGTGTTGGCTGGTGTACAACTACAGGTGTGTCTTTCGTATGCTCCTGTAATTTAACCAGTCTCTCTTCAAGAGTGAGAGTGTGGTATCTTGGGAAGATAGCATCGAACACGTGTATGTTGTTGCCATCAGTTACTGTCTCCAATATCATAGGGGTGTCTGGAAGCCACGACGAGTCAGGTGCTTGTCCGTTGGATACAATCTTACCACTCCTGTCTCTCCAGATGAAGCGAACTCCATCCTGTTCTCTAATCACATACAACATCTTAGTCGAACCCTTGTTAGGTATTCTTTGGTATCGAGAGTTATTAAACTCAACAAGTTTGTCTATGGAATCATGTGGGTGAAAGGGTAGATACCTTCTAGGTGATAGAGCCAGATTAGGTTCTTCATACCACCTGTCTGGTATGTCTAGACCCTGAGGGTCTTGGAATATCAAATGAATAAGTTCTGTGGCATCCTTCAGAGACGCATGTCTCTTCATCACATCAGCATGGATGCCCCTGCTGATGCCTAAGTGTATCACGAACGCTCGTGATGTGATTGGTGGTTTGTTGGCTAAGACGTGACTCCAGAACAGTCTGGCTTCAATCTCATCCATCTTGTGTGCTGTGTCTAGTACCTTGACTGCATTTATGGATAGACTCTCCATCATCCTGAACGCATCCTTGACTGACCAGCCTTGTGACGTGCTGGCGTTGCTCTCCTGTGCGAGCGTGAGTGCTAGGTCATTCTCACCCAACACATCCATGACCACATCAATGAACACACCTACCTCTCCAGCAAAGAGTGATGCTAGACTATTCTTTGTTAGTAGTGCCTTCTGTGGATAAAGTAGTCTGTAAAAATCTTGGGCTGAGTTTTCATCATCTATCTTCGAGAGCACATCTCTCTTGTTGCTTCCTTGTCTCAGCGATTCGTATAGTCTAGAGGCCTTCTGGAAGTTCATCCAAGCACCTTGTCTATCAATTCTTGAAACTGACCAGACCACTCTCTGGGTCTTGGTTGAGTCCCTATTCCCAACGCTTCCTTGGTCTTGGTGGCTATCCCTCTGGATGTCACCTTAACTCCAATCTTCTTGCATACGATGTATATGCAATCAACGAACAGTGCATGTGGTGTTCTCCTGCAATCCCAGTGGGGGTGTTTCTGCACCTCTCTCTGTAATACCTCAGCGAGGACAACCACCTTCAGTGGTAGTTCAAGCGAAGAGGCAATCTTCTTCTTCGCATCCTCAACATGTGTCTCGTATGTCTGCTTGACTATCTCAGATTTACCGATTACCTGTTCTGGTTTTCCACCCTCGTTTGCCATCTCCATCACTCCTGTTCATCATCCTCACTCCTCAGTAGGTCGCTCACCTTGTTGCCCATGGCGTAATACACATCTGACCCATCGCCATCCTTCATCACGACTCTCGCTCCGCAGTTGGTGCAATACAGTGGTATCTCAAACACATCGGATATGTTGCCTTGCACCCCACCATTCGGTGACATGTCACTCACATTACCCATGCCTAGTTGCCAACTGTGACCGACATCCATGCATTGCTCCAACTTCTGGAGAGTGTCTTTCAGGTTAGCCAGTTTCTGACCTTCCTCTATCATCTTCCTTGCCTGTTCCTCAATCTGCTTTATCTTGTCCTCAATCATTCCTCTTCCCTCCATATTTGATTCTGAAAGAGAATAGCGTCTTCTGCTTTCATAGGCTTGGATGTGAATATCGTCCCATTAGACATGTGAATGTCCAGTATGGTATGCTTCTTCAGATACTTCGACTCTACCGTGTGTGTCACTGCTGACACATCGGACAGTCTAATACTCGTATTACCCGATGTGGTTTCTAGAGTTATGTGATTCATTCTTCATCCTCCAACAACATCTCAGCCACAGAAAAGGCCGTCAGTATTTTCAGATGTGCTTCCAACAACTGTATGATTCGGTCGAGTCTTCTCTCGACTGCTGTCTCGTGTCTGTCGAACTTACCACCTCTCATTCTTCAGCAACTCCTACCTTGTGTGGGTGATGGTTGGTGACTACGTAGGATAGTATGTCGATGATGGCCTTCATCTCTGCTATGTCCACGTCATCATCATAACACTCTTCGGGATTGAGTCTGCTCGTTCCACCTTCGTCTATCCAATAGTGGTCAGCATCCTCGTCGGGGTACTGGGTGTACTTCTCGATGTACTCCTCGTAGAACTCCTCATCATGCTCTGCTATCGCCCTGATTATGGTCTGACCTATTTTCAGTCTGCTTTGTTCTTCACTTAACATTCAGACCACCCGTCCTCATCTATACCATCGTCGCTCCAGTCCACTCCTCTCAGGAGTTCTAGGATTCTGCTGTAGGGTACTTTCAGGTAGTTGGTTCTACCACAGTCATCACACTCTACCTCGATGCATGCTATTGGCTCATCCAACTTCTTGCCGTTCTTCCAACTCTCGACATCCACGATGCCCTCGTCTGTAATAGTCCAATTCTCATGCTCGCAGTTCCAGTACCTCTCTTCCTGTCTAGCCTCCCATGCGGCATCTGCTAGGTATTCGTCTCTCTCGTCTTGTTCTCTTTCACTCATCATACTGATTTCACACCTCTCCTATGTTGTTCCTTTATATCGGAAAGCCTATAATCGGCTAAAAACAGACCATTTCCTCTAGTCGTTATTTCCTCTATTTCATGCTCCTCTACAGGCTCTGCTTTCGGTTTGCTCTTGCTGGCCTTCCTGACATATGGAGTGAGTGTGTTTCGCCTGTATTGCTCTCTCCACATCACCTGTATGCAATCATCACACAACCTACCATCCTTCGCTACTTTCTTGCTAGGCTCTTTGTAGTCAGCACCACAAAGTGTCTCGTCTAATATACGGAAGTGAATCATTTCTCCTTCTCCTTGAAGTCAGGATGTTCTGGCTTCAACCTATGTCGTCTTCTATCCTTCATGTTCTCAAGCAACAGGAGCACGTTCTTCGCGGCCGAGTCCCAACGCTTGCCTGTCACCTTGTCATCTACCATCAAATCCCGTAGGGACTCAAGGTCTACACTCTCAATTAGTTCATTCAATATCTCAAACTCAACATGAGATACACTCGTTGCTCTTCCTTCTTTCACTTTCATCTCTCCTTTTCATTTTGCTGTTGCCTTATAACTGTAGTTTGCGTAGTTCATATACCCTCAGTTTTTTTCACTTTCAGTTTAACAGGATAACCTAAGCCACATTTTTTTCGGGCTGTCTTTCCTTCTGTTCCTGCTCATCATCATACTCGCTGATGAAGTCAACAAGTCTGGGTATGAGTTCCCTCACCTGCTCTGCTGTCAGTCTGACTCCGTGTCGTGTGTGTTGGTTCTTTCCATCTTGTACATTCATGATTCTGAAGTCCAACCAAACCTTGTCGTAATAGTCAACTCGCCTAACGGCAACGTCTCCCTTGCCATCCTTCCACTTGCCTTCCATGCTCACTGAACGCCAGACGTGCTCTTCGCCCATCTTCACTCCTCCTCGTCAGCGAGACCCCATCTCTCAACACTCATGCAATACGTACCCCACATCCATGAGGGAACACGCTCACCTGTGTCTGGGTCTTTGCTTCCAAGCACTACTCCTAACTCAGGGTTCTCGGCATCAGCCATCTCGACCATCTGCTTCCTCGTCATGCATTGTCTTAGAGTCCCTTCGGTGTTTACGAATCTCATGAACAGGTAATCACCAGCAAGAAGATGGAAATCATCTGGGTCTATCTTAGTGACATGCCCACACGAGCATGGTAGGTCATAAGCCCACACCTCAACCTCGTGTGTGTTGCCATCCTCAAGTAGAATCTCCTGCTCTCCCTCGAAACTAGGGCGAGCCGTCTCCAATTCCAGTTCGGCTAGTTTGTGTCCACATTCAACACACGCCCAAGACTTCGCTATCTCCATCCTGTGTGCTGTCTCCTGTGCGTAGGCCTCCTCGGATGACGCAGGTGGGTCGTATTCCACCTCATCACCCATGACCATGTTTATTCCAACACTCATCATGATTGTTGCAAACCTCATGTGGTTCTCCTGAACTGTAGGATGATTCATCATACGAATCACTTTCCAACTGTCGTCAGTTACCTTCTGGTATGTCAGCCCCGTTCCCTCTGGACTCCACACACCACCGATACCCATGTTATCGAAGTGTTCTTTCGCCCACGTCTTCATTTCTTCATTTATCTCAAACTCGCTCATCTATTGCATCTCCTGTGTTTTCCTGTTCCACCAACTGCTCGCATTCCCAACAAGGGAATAGACTGTGCGTGTCGGTAATCACAACCACACTCCCGTCTTGTATATCACTTTTACACAAAGGACAGCATGCTAAAACCTGTTTGGCAGGCATGGCCGCGAGTACTTCGCGTTCCTCACCTTTGTATGTGATATACATCACTTCTTCGCACAGTTCGGCTATTTCTCCCATGCTATTCACAAACTTCCCATAGGGAAGAAATGACTTCGTAGTCAGAGTGTATTCAACGTACTTCTCAGACATTGTGCATCACATCCATGTGTTTTGGTGGTGACGGTAGGGATGTATAAAACACAAACGAACTTCCGATGACTGCTTTTTGTAGCCCCCGCCACCACGAGACTACAGCAATCAAGGAATGTAAATTAGAATAGGTAAACATCGTCACCACCCTGTGGTATGTCTGTGTCAATAAGGTCTTCCACAACATGCCCGCCCATCATATCTGAGAGTGTCTTTACCCACTCATCTTTATCGAAGTACGGTATGTCTGGGCATTTCTTGTCTGCGAAAACCTTCGCATCATCCAACTCCCAGAATCCCTTCTTGACACCATCGAATGCTATACCAATCAGAATCCTCTGATTGTTTTCTATGCTCTCTTTATCCACCTTACAATACAACTTCTTGACCATAGGGTCAGAGTTCAGATTGTAGGCAAGGCCACGTGCAAATGACAGGGGTATATTCTCCCTCTCACTCACGTTGCTGTAGAGAATCTCCCAACCTATGTCATCCATAGTATCGACTTGACTCAACATGGCTGAGTCCATGACATACATGGAATGCATGTGAGCAGTGTCATGTGCCTCATTGTGTATACGTTCCTTGGCTTTGTTCCTCATCTTAGTGTAGGACATAGCCTCTTCGGGTATTGGTGTGTCGTTCACCTTTTCTGCAACACCATAGAGTATGTCGTATATGTTCTGTGTTGTAATACTCATTCTTCTCGCTCCTCCTGTGCTTTCATCAGACTCAAAACGTACTCAAGTGCCTCAATCCAACCCCCTCTATTACCAACATCGCCGTAATACTCTTGGAATCCCTTGAGTATGTTCAGTTTTGCTTGTATCTCGTTTCTCATTCGATGTATGCCCCCATCACTTCTACCTCTTGTGTTGCAATACTCTCCCCTATGAGTTCAGGGTTAAGAATTGCATTGGTCACAGGCACGGCTTCAACACGTATCTGTTGCCTACCGGACATCTTGGTCATGGTCATGTCATTGATTTGTGCTGACACCTCATCTACGAGTTTGGCATGCTTCGCATACTTGTCCTTCCAGTGCTTGGCCAAGTCCTTGTCAGTGCTGATGGACATCTCAAGTCCTTCCTTGAGTGCCTCGGCAATACGTGTGTAGGCCGCTTTGCCCAACACACCTACCTCATCCGAACCCTCAGGCACTAGCATACCCACAATCATGTCCAACAGGATGTTCCTCTGTAGGGTGAGAGGCACTTTCATCGGTATCCTCTGCTCCCATCCGGCTTCCTTCCTGTATCCGTGCCCATGTGTCCTGCCTCCTGTGTGTGGCTCTGTCTGTATCATGACGGTCGAACCCGTCATCATATCCATGACCATTATCTCAGGGTCACTGAAGTACTCCTCACTATCATCATGGCGAGCCTTCTCCGCTTTCGTTATTATCGCTCCCAGTGATGCGAGTGCTTTACCCACACCATCTGTCCATTTCATCTGTTCTGCTTGTTTCATACATCTCTCCTCTCTTGTTCCTTTATATCGGAAAGCCCACAACTATCGCACTTTCCCCTTCGGTCGTGCCCCCAATGCACCTTAGCCCCACACCATCTGCATGCAAGCCTATTCCTCACCTTGCATCATCTCCTTCATCTTCTCGTTGTAGAAGGGGTTGTCTACAACCTTGATATCATCAAACACAATCTGCCTGAAGTTCACGGTCTGACCATAGACATACGACGCACCCTCGTCGGGAACGCCTAGCATCTCGGTCATCTTAGGCGAGTGGTCTACACCCAGACTCATGTCATCAGGGTTAGCCGTGAATGGAATCAGGACAACCTTTTCTGCATCTCGTCTGGTAAAGCAAATCCACCTCGCACTTGCCTCTAGGTTAGTCGAGCAGTACACCTCACCGAAGCGTGGCTGTATGCCGTTGCCTAGTATGCTTGTCAGGTTCTCATACGGACTGGCGTGCCAGTACACCTGTGTCTTACTCACGCTGTCACCTCCACGCCTCGCCACCAGTCAGGAGCAGGTGTTCCCTTCTCCCACTTGGCGAATGTCTTGGAATGGTAGTAGGTACGGTAGGCCTTGACTGCATCCTCGTGTTTGAACTCGTCAGGCATGGCCTGAGCGAATGGGGTAAGTTCCCCTTCAGGTAAGTCTAGTTCCATATTGTACATGTGGATGATGGGTATGGTGCATGCGTGTTCCTTACCGAACCTCTTCCAATACTCACTGAGCAACCTGTACGCATGGTCTGCTAACCAGTCGAAGTTATCCTGAGTCTCTCCCGCCCAGACTGTGCATGGATGATGCTGATAACCACCCTTGTATGGTGTGCCACTCTTGGTCAGTGGCATGTCCTCGTCTGTTGCACCATGTCTACGCAAGGCTGATGCCATCATCTGTGCTGACTCCACCACCATCTTCGGGATGTGCTTGTCGCACATCATACGGGCTGAGGCATAAGGGTCTTTATCCAACACGAATATGTTCATGCTGTCACCTCGTCTATGGCCTCAGAGATGTCCATGTCTTCACGCATGTATGTTTGGATAGTCGCTTTCAGGTTTAGGTTTTCTAGAACCCTCCACATGTTGTCCAGTTCCTCTTCGAGTTCCTTGACTCGCCTCTTGGATATGGCTAAGGCTATGTGTGTTCCACTCATTCTTTCTTGCCTCCATTAACAAGAGCATCGTAATCAATATAGTGCATTCTTACAGCAAGTTCACCCTTCCAATTCTCAACTTCGTATTCTAAGTCCTTGACTTGCTCACGCAACCGCTCGACTTCTGCTAGGAGAAGTGGTGCGTCTGCTATGAGTTGTTCGTCTGCATCTCTAAGGTATCTCGCAGTAGCCCAATTCGCATACTTACTCCAAGTTTCTTTATCTTCTGTGTGTCCTTCGTATTTGTCTGTATCAATCATTCTTCCTCACCTTCCATGTCGTCAGCGAACTTCCAAACCCTACACATGATATCCAAGTCACGCATCTCGGCTTGCCTAAACTGCTCTCTGGTGATGTAGTTGTGGTAGTCACTTCCAGACCATTCGCCTCTTGAGTCCTCTTCCAGTTGCCGTAGAACGTCGATGGCACATACCTCAACCTCTTCACCATTCTCGTCAGTCTCTTCGTACCATGTGTCGTGTTCCAACGAGTGTATCTCTTGGTCAAGCGTATCTCTCCACCCTTCTATCATCTGCTCGTGGTATTGGATACATGCCTCAGCGATTACCACATCTCTGAACTCCTGCCATCTCTCTATGAGAGCCTTGGTCTGTACACTCACTCTACCACCCACTTGTCGGCTTCAATCACGTGCCAGACTTCTGTCTCTATCTCCTCGGCACTGTCGGTATCGCAGTAGTATGTCGCATCGCACGTTGCTTCCTCGAACGCCTTCTCCTCATCCTCGGCCTCTATGTGGAACACGTGGTACTCAATCACTCTCTTCGTCACCCTGTACTTCATTCGTCATCACTCCCGAACAGTTGCACATCGTATGTTCCATCGGCATCGACTGTGGTCAATGATGCGAAGGGAGCATCGAACATGCTCATCTGCATGACCCTCTCACGGATGTGTGTTGGGCAGTCTGTATTAGCACCCTCATCATCATGGCCTAGCAACAGGAAGTCTCCGTGCATTGACAACACGTTCCCAAGGGGCATGTTGCACACCTCCGCGATGAACTCACGAGCGATGGGGTTGAGGGGTAGGCCTAGTAGCCTACCTTCCTCGTTCCCTATCAAGTCCCATGTCTGCTTGACACCGTTGAGGGTGATGTCATCACCCCCAGTCAATGCGTATTCGATGAGTCCACCTACGGCTGACTGCATGTCGCTTAGGCCGTCTATGGAAATCGGTTCGACTTTCCCGTTGGTGCGAATCAACACTCCTACGTTACTCATTCAACCACCACCTCGTTACCTACTTCTTGTCCACAAGCGGAACAGAAGGGCATACCCTCTGTTGCACCTATGTGTCCATGAGTTCCAAAGCCTGCATTGCACCACTCCTTACCCTTGTGTGTATCAAACACAGGAGAGCACCGCATGCCGTCAGGCTTGTACTGGTATCTCGCTACCTTGAACGTGTTCAGAGTGTCACCCCCATTGCTTCCATAGGGGTGACGTACTCCTCCAAGTCCACCACGCCGGATACAACATCCGACATGAGTTTGTGGACTGCGTGTAGTCGTGTGTCAAGAGCACCGATTGCTAGGGCACTTCCTGTAAGGACAGCGTTGCCCTTACCGCTCAGTGTGTTAGCACCGCTCCATGTAGGCTTGTGTGTCAGAACACCAGTGAGTACGTTGTAGGCATGGTATGCCGTACCGATTGCATCACCTTCGACCTTCACGAAGTCAGCCTCAGGTCTGTTCCAACCCATGAGTGCCGCACGGAATCCGTAGCCTCTGGAGATGGAGTAGTCCACAACTGTATCAGTCTGCTTGTTTATCATGGGTGTTGCTTGAGGCAGGGAGAGAATCTTTCTCTCTCGTGCCGCAACTAGAAGTTTACCGAACAGGTCGTTGTCCATCCCGAAGGAAGTCATCGACTCAACCAGTTCGAGTTGCTCCACCACGTCATCAATCATACCTGCAATGGCGTTGCTGAACTTGGCGAAGTCAATCTTACCGACACCGTTCTTCGTGTGTCTCAAACTCGCTAGGTTCTTGGTCGATGTAGCAACCATACCGTTGGTACAGGCAAGCCTCTCTGCAACTCCGTTGATTTTCAGAGAACCGCTACCGTCAAGGCTGTTGTGAATAGACACACCATACTTGTACAAGTCCCCAACATGTGTAAGGTCTGACTTCTCGTTAGCAACTACGTTGATATCCATTCGGGCTTTCTTGCCGTGGTCGTAGGCTGTTATCTTGAAGTCCCAGTTCTTCTCGTTGCAGTGCATTGCCAATGGAGCAAACACTTCTGGGTAAGACACACATGCATATCTCTTAGAGACTGCACCTAGTATAGCACCAACAGGTTGCTTCTCTGTCCTGACCTTGGGGTTCATGATGATGAACAGGTTGTTCTCACCGTTGTACGCATCTGTTACTGTGTACAGTCCGTCATCCACACCTGAATCCTCAGGATGTTGGTCAACGTTCACCACAGCAGGCAACACGTAGGGTTTGAAGTCCCAGTCACAGACTGTCTTAGTCCTACCACCTTGGGTCAAGAAGGCAAAGCCTTCTCCTTCGTGAACTTGCATAGCACCACTAGCAATAGTGTGCGTATCCCAGTTCGGGCTTTCGTCATCGTTCGTCATATCGTTTGTATCAATGTTCATATTCATATCAATCACCACTCCTCTGTTGTTCCTTTATATCGGGAAGCCCCCTTTCCACCGATGAAATCGGTTAGCATGCTCGCAGGAATCTCACCTGCATCCACCATGCTCGTTAGCAACTCCGTTGCCAAGGCCTTCCTCTGTTCCTTCTCTCCACCATCCAGTATCCCTTTGACCACATCTCTCTTCTGAGAGACGATGCGAGAGAACCTCTCGTCAATCGTGTTGGAGACGCATAGGTAGACTGCGTGAACAACACTCGCATCCTGACCTATCCTATTCACTCTGTCCTCCGCCTGTTCCTCTACGGCAGGAGTCCACTCACGTTCCACGAACACAACCGTGTCTGCTTTGGTGAGTGTTATTCCCATGTTGGCCGACAGTATGTTAGCAACCAACACGTCTACGTTCCCTGCTTGGAAGTCCTCGATTATGGCCTGCCTCTTCTGTGCATTGACACCACCTTCGATGACTGCAACACGCAGGAACTCAGGGTTGAGTGTGTCCACTACTCGCTTCAACACATCTCTGTGATGTGTGTATACGATGACAGGCTTGCCTGTCTGTTCGTGGTACTGAGCCACCCATTCACAAGCCGAATGCACCTTGAGCATCCCACAGTGATGTCTCAGACTCGTGAGCATGTTCAACACGAATCCCGCAGGGAGTGTGTTGTTCTGCTTGTGTTGCCTGTACTCATCCAACCAACCAGACTGCAAGGTCTGGTATGACTTGACCCCAGATGCCGAAGGCTCGACTGCGAAGTCCTGCCTTATCTTGTCAGGTAGTTCCTCCATGACCTCCTTCTTCAGTCTGCGAAGCACGAAGTCCCTACTCACAGTGTGTAGTTCCTTCTCGTTGGAAGAACCGCGTGTGTCCCAACCGAACCCGTTGTGATATGCATCGCAGTACCTCTGAACATACTTGAGCCATGACGGGAAGTCAACTGGTCTGAGCAGGTTCAGCGTGGTGAAGTACTCCTCAGGCCGACTGGTTATGGCAGTGCCACTGAGACAGAGCACGCTCTGTGTCTGCTTACCTATGTTGAGACAAGCCTGTGTCCTCTTGGCTGTCTTGTTCTTCAGGAAGTGAGACTCGTCGAACACACACAGGTTGAATCCCCTGTCCATGAGTTGCTCCTCTCTCTTGCCCATCAAGTCATAGTTCACTATGGTGAAGTCAGCATCTGCTATCTCACCCTTGAAACCGTTGACCACCTCGACACTCACGTCTTTGAGCCATGTGTCAATCTCCTTAGCCCAGTTGTACTTGACACTGGAGGGACAGACCACAAGCACAGGCCATAGTTCCCTGTGAAGGGATGCGTATGCTATCGCTTGGATGGTCTTGCCTATCCCCATGTCGTCCCCGATGAGGCATCTCCCACCCGCAAGTTCAGCGAAGCGAACACCCACGTATTGGAAGGGGTACAACTCGCAACCATCGTTGAAGGTTTCAGACAACCTCTTCTGCATCTCGTCAACCGTGTGTGCGTTTGTCAACTCGACTGCACTGCTGATTGCTACACGCTCCGCATGTTTGGTGATGTACATCTGAACATCCTCAAGTTCGCTCACGACTGTGGCCAGTGGCTCGTAGACATCCTCTAATCTCTTGACTAGGAATCCTGCTTGCTTTATCGGTATCATCCAACGCTTGTTGTCGTTGTCCCACTTCCTGTTAGGAATGCCTTTGACAATCTCCTTGACCTCATCCCTCAGGGATGCATCCCTGATGAAAGGCCACTCCAAAGCCAACGCACCATCCACTATGTATGCTGAACACTTGCTCGCAGTACTCGTGTTTGAAGGGGCGGATGCTATGTACTCGTCAAGAGGAGCACTGTCGTACCCGAACCTCTCGATGATGGAAGCAGTAGTCTGCAACACATCCCTGTCGAAACGCACGTTCCACCTGCCGTCACTCCACTTGATGTTGTAGAATCCCTCAAGGGATTTCAACTCGGTCTTGAGTGCGTTGTTCAACTCAGGGTTGTAGGGATAGACTATTGCAATACGCTTCGCCTGTCTTGGATACCTACGTTGTGTGTCCTGCCTCGTGTAGTACGTCTCTGTGTACATGTCTGCTTCAAGAGTCAAGTTCCCACCTCTCATGTACGTTCTCCCCATCCTCAACACGCATGATTAACTCGTCATCCTCACGCATGCCTGTTGGAATACGCTTAGGGTCAAGCATGCGTTCGATGGCATCTCTAACGAAGCCTGTCCTGTCCTTACCAAACATACAGTGGAAGAACACTGGTGCGTCTTGTGCTAGTGTCAGTATCAACTGAGCAGTATCACGAATGTAGGCTTCGTCCTTGACGTAGTTCTTCTTCCCGTAGGGATTGGGTATGTGTCTGACAATCCTGTTGACGTGGTGGTCACCTGTGTGTTTCAACACGTCGTGGCTGATGTCCGTCACCCACTCACCTGCGTTCCTGTCCAGAGACACGACGTACTTCCACGTGTGTAGATGGAAGGCATCCTCAATCTGATTCACGAAGTCGTTCTTGTCATGTATGTCATACTGGTGTCCTTTGGGTGGGTCAATCCTAGACCCATCTGAACAGAACACGTTGTCTGCAATCTGCATGTATCTGAACTCGCTCATTCTTCCTCACCTGTCCATTTCCTATCACCCATCAGGTTGTTCCAATGTTCCCAATGGACATCTTCAGGATACCATGATTCCATCGTGTTGCCCCAATAGTCCACTCGCACTATGCGACCATCATCTTCAGGATAGAGTACCGTTCCACCATCAGACAGTTCAATTCCTTCGTCACTCATTCTTCTTCACCCCACCTTAAGTTCCATCCTTGTTCTGTTAGTTCTCTCTTAGAAACATCATAGGTCATTAACTCCTTGAGTTTCGCCATGATGCTCCTTTGCTTCTTCTTCCCAATCAGAAGTCTTTCCTCGTTACCATTAGGATGAGATACTCGCATGAGTATTCCCTTCTCCATAGGTTGCCAATTGAACAACTCACATCGTTGTAAGTAGTTCTGCCAAATCTTGGATTCCTTCCAACATATGCTGAATGTTATCGTTGATATGTTATTCAGATTGAAGAACATGAACTGTGACTTGTCCAATGATTGAACTGCCATATACATTCTAATGCCTTCATTTGCATTGTAGAAGTGACTTCTCTTTCCTTCTCCGTGTTCCTCAATGCTCATCCTACTCGCCTCCCGCAGTAATTCAGAACCTTCTTCGCTCTTGTAATTGCAACATAGCATAGGTTCATCTCTTGTTCTCTATCAGCCTTTGACTTAGCCATCGGATGTGGCATTAGGTCAGGCTTTAGAATCCAAACGGTATTTGACTCAAGACCCTTAGCCTTGTGAATAGTAGAGAAGACAACACCTGCCCTCTTACCATCATCAAAGATAGTCTTGATGTTATCCATCAATCCCTTCACAGTCTGAGTATTAGCCATCAATGCGAATAGACAGTCTCTCCTATCCTGTAGGTTATGTGCGAACTTCTCCTTCTCCTGCTCCATCAACATGCGAACTTGAACATCCACATACTTGACCAATGCTTCCTTGAAAGAAGCAATGTCCATTGAAACATCTTGTGTCACCTTCTTGACCAATGCATTGAGCGATTGCCCAATATCTCTTCCGAGAACATATGCTGGTATTCCAGCAGTAATCAAAGAGAAACAATGACTCACTAGTGGTGCATTGACTCTACAAAGAACCATGTCTCCTACCTTTGGAACAAAGTCCACATTAGTATTTACTTCACCTTCTTCAGCATTATCTGCCGCTTCAAAGTCGGGTACGAATCTGTTAGCCTCTTGGACTACTGCCGTTGGACATCTCCAAGATACTGTCAAAGGAAACTCCTTGATTTCCCTTGAAGAGAACTTTAGTGAATCCTTGAAGATAGACATACTCCTAGAATCTGCTCCTCTAAATCCATAGATTGCTTGCTTTGGGTCACCGACAATTATCATCCTTCCACCATTACAGGCTTTGAGAATCAATCTCCTTTGTGACTCATTGAAGTCCTGTGCCTCATCAACGAATACCACATCATAGTGCTTGACTGGCAATTCCAATACAACTGGTAGCCATATCATGTCATCGAAGTTGAAGATGCTCACATCTAGACTCAGGTTCTTAATCTGAGGTAGTTTGAGTATTGCATTGTTCTTCTCGCGTATGCCATCAAACTCTATGCTATACTCATCAATCAGGTTCTCGATACCAGCCTTATCATCCCACTCAATCATTGATGACTTGAGTAGAGAGATTAGTTTCTTCAATCCCTGCTTGGACTTGAAGTTCTTACCCATTACTGCCTTGACTATGTTATCGTCCTTCTTGAAATCCATCTTGGCTTTACTGTTGTGTCTTTTCAAAGCACCCATACCTAGAGAGTGAAAGGTCTTGGCCTCACAATCCATTGGCAACTTCGTGCCTATCTCCGTAGCAATCGACTTGTTGAATGCTAAGAATAACTTAGACACATTGGGTATTCGATTAGCCCCTTCTACGATGGTGAATGTCTTGCCCGTTCCGGCTTTAGCATCAACCACCAAATGGTCTGTGCTTTCGACCATCTCTTTCCATATTCGTTCTTGTTGTTCTGTTCCTACTATTTTCATTTTTCTTTCTCCTTTAATTTTCAAAAAAGAAAACCACAAACACAAGTTACGAAACGCCTGAAGTGCGTTACGAAACGTCATGTCTGTTTTTTGTCTTCTTCTTGACTAGTTATTTGTGAAGTTACATATTTACTTTTATTAGTGTCCTATATGACTTTCCAAATAAAAGTAAAAAAATAAGAGGAAGTTACACAGACTCGATTTACACCGAATTTGTGTAACTTTCCAACTTACTCTTCTTCGTTTTCTTTTCCTCCCTTCGGGACATATGTGGTTCTCCTGTATGCCCGCTTCTTGAGTTTCCTCTTCTCATGCTTGAGCATGGCAGATAACTCCATCTGTTCGGTTTCGATGGTTTCCATCATCCTCGCCATTCTGTCTAATCTCTGATTAAGCGCAGTTATACGAGGACTGACATCCGCTTGGATAGACTCCATCTTCTGAATGTTGGTATTCATACGACCATTCAAAGTAGCGATGCTACCTAGCACCTTATCCTTGAATGGAGTATCATCATCATTCATTGCCAATTCTATAGCCTTCGCTACCTGCTCATTGACTGCCTTCTTGAAGTGTTGAGTAGTTAGGAACCTGTCCCTAATTATCTCCTCTTCAGTAAAGGGATTAATCTCACTAGGAGAAGCATCATTACTTTCATGGTGGAAAGCCTGTCCTGCTACTGTTGAGAGTCTTATCTCAATCTCCTCTATTCTAGCAAGAGTCTTTGGTAATTCTGACATCTGAGTTGATACCCAAGTTTCCATCGCTTTGGCATTAGCCACTTTGACATACTGGTTATTCATACCATCTCTGTCTCTAACTAGGCCGGACTTGTTTACTCTCACCCTGTGTTCTTCACAGAATTTAGGTTGCACCATTCCTGTTCTTACTACGAATGGCCGTTGGCACTTATGTCCGTCTTCCATTACAAATTCACATCTTTTTCTTATCATTCTTATTCCTCTAATATTGTTATGTTGATGAGACTATATGAAGTGTCATCAATTTGAGTGTTTGGCAGGGGCGAACTACGCGCCGCATTACTCTTAGAACTCTCGATAGTATTCTAAGAAACCTACCTCAAGGGTTGGTATTAGCAACCTTACAGTTACGGAGAAGATATATGGGGGCTTCTCCGATTTGGTTGAGTGGTTATTGGGGGAGATGAACCGTGCTATGCCGTTAAGCGCAGGGATGCATACGATGCCGTGACTAGACATCATGGTTTTATTTATTGAAATGCTGACTACTGCTGAACCTTATGGTTCTTCTTATACCGGACAGTAAGTTAAACATGCTCGATTAACTTAAGCAACTCCTCTCTCCAAGGATATCTCTCCCGACAACCGAAGTTGTGGGAAAAGAAGTATCCGAGTCGATGGTCAACCCTTGTATCTTCATTCATCTTTACTACTCAAACCCCAATTCCCGACTGTGCAAATCCTCCGCTAAGATTCATTGGTCACCACATTTGTGTCGAGTTGTTATTCTCATGTTTCTAACATGAGGATGATAAAACCGAAATGCCGTTTGAGTGGGGCTAACCTCGGTTTTCTTTGATTTTCTCATTATTCTCATTATTCTCACTAGTTTTCTAGAGAGAGAGAGTATAGGTGTGTGTGGGGGGTATGTTGTTGTGTATAATGTATGTTAATAATGATAATATTGAGAATATTACTCTAAATCGTTCATACTACCCATTCACGCCTTTCGGTTCTCTCATATCCGTGAGAATATTGTGAGAGAACCAAACATAAGATGCTATCTTATGAATACCATATATATGATATTAGTATATATGATAGATATCTATACCTATATGGTATGATATGTGAGTCTTGATTTGACTGTGATACCAAGCCACATATATTGGTGGTTACGAATAACTCCAATCACTTGTGTTCATTGATATGCTAGTTTGATTTCACATGCAGTCAAAGGAGGACTTTTTTCCTCAGTAAGTGCCTGTGACTACCCTATATTAGGGTGGGGCGACACTTACCCCTACCCTGAATCATTTATCTCTTGATTGATTTAGCAACCATATGGTAGGACACTTTGTCGTAAAGACCCCATAGAGGGTTAATCAGGCCCATAGATGCTTTAGGAGGGTTGGTGAGACAACCTTACAGGAGGAAAACAATATGGAATGGCAAGAATTTACGGGAATGGTTACGACCTACGCAAATGACAAGAAATCGGAGATAGACTCAGAGGATAAGACCTCTGTTCTCCGCCTCATAGAAAGAGGGAACGCAAATGAAAAGAAGCAAGCACGTTGCACTACTGCAATTAGGCTAATTATCGGAGACTACTCTGATAGCCCAACTAACAGTAGGGGCTTCTCGCTTCCAGATGATGCACAGGCAGTCGTTCAGTCTGCATATGATGCAATCGCTGGACTAGCATCCGTCTATAACGAGAACCCAGTTATAGCGGCTCTTCTTCTGCCTCACGGCAGGAGTACCGCTACTCACCTAGATGGTGAGACATGGGCAAACCGAATGGTAAGCCACATGGAAGACACGGCTCGCTCGCTATACGAGAGCAAAACATGGGACGGTTCTGAGAAGAGCCTCGTTGCTACGGTGTCCTTCACCACGGAGGATAACTGATTAGGCAATTTGCCTTCCCTCCTTTAGCACAGACTACTCAAGTCTTACATAGATAACAATCCGTAAGTCCTAGATGTGGTGGTAGTAATATCACTACCTAAATTCTCTAGGCTGGGTTGGGGCTATGGGGTTTGAAGCGACAAAGTGCCGAACCATATGGTAATGCACACTTTGTCGTGACAGACCCCATATAGGTTGTAGGACAAACTAAGACATGGTTAACCTACAGAGAAGGCACTTCAGATGGCTTGCAGAGTTTGCAGTCACGGCCCAACTAGATGAAGAACAACGAGAGCAATTGATTAATGCTTGTAGATATACAAACAGTAATTTTGATGCTGGCAGGATGAGAGAATACATGAAATCACATCATAGGTTGATTTACATGTACGAAATGGAGTGAGGTGAGAAAGTGGAAAGTGAAAGAATAGTGAATGAAGCAATGAAAGTATATCAGTATGAGATTGATGTTGGTCACTCTAAGAGTGGTTCAAATCATGTCATCATTATCAAGAGCCTAAAGGTTCGGAGTGATGACCTTGCAAATGCAATACAGGAAATACAAGCAGCACTAAGGGCATTTAATGACCTTGGGGGCTGCCCTGATTGCAAATGATGTTGTGGGGGCTATGCCCCTACTTCATCAGGGTGTTAGCGACAAAGTGCATTACCATATGGTAAGTTACTTTGTGTTCACGCACCCCATATAGGGGGGTAACAGAGTATTACCATGCAAGATGAGTTAAAACAAGCATATGTTGAAAGAAAGATGGAAGCAGACCCGAATATTCGGTTCTTCAAGGAGAATGAAGTTGGGGACATACATTTGGAGAGTATGATAGCAAGGCAGAAGGAAACCTATGAAAGGGAGTATGATTCTTCAATGGCCGCAGTCATGAATATCATGGAGGAGAACGGCATTGAGGAAGATGTCTTCTTCGGATTCGATGTAATCGTCAAAGACCTTCTGATGTCACTCGCTGAGGCAAATAGCGAGATGGAAGAGCGACTTGGAGATTGGGAATACTACGCTGACGAGTTGTATGACAACATCTCATCCGCAATCAGCGATGGTCGTCCTTGGTAATCATCCAGCGGTAATAGCGGCTAGGGGGGAGAGAAAATGGCCTATTCTCTCCCTCCAACATCTTCGGGGTAACGTTGACACAAAGTAACTACTACCATATGGTATGATACTTTGTCATGGTCACCCCATATAGCCATCACACATACATTAACTGTCCGTGGAGGGCATTCCTAACAGGAAAGGAGATAATACAATGGCAGAAAGAAATAAACAAGAACCAATGACAGATAGTAAGTGGAAAGAAAGCATAGTGCAGAAGTGGAAGAACTGGGTAAAGGATAACCCGGATTGGGAGGACTACTATGACGGACTAATGAGTGTCCCTTCTCTAATTGAGAGAGGAACTAAGAACGCTGAGAAGAGGCGCAGAATAGCAACTGGTATCAGAACTTGCTTCATAGCGATGGAAGTAAGTGACAACCCATTTGCGGCAGGTGCTACTTCATCACTACCTGAGAAGGTCGAGAGAACCAAGACCACCGAATTAGGTGAACTCAAAAAGGCATACATCAACTTCTGGAAAACATGTGCGCAAGCACGAAGGTATCTAGTAAAATCGAAGCGTGGCGGAGGGGGAGTTTTCTCCTCTGCTGAGGAATTCGCTCAGTATCAGATTGACCTATTGACCAACAAGTTGTCAGCCTACTACAACGACTTCGCAGATGGCAAGACCACCAAGGACTATCATTGGAAGGGAACCCAAACCGCACTCATCAACAATATACCCCTATTGAAGAAGGCGAAAGAAGCAGACGCAAAGAAGACCGAACAAGAAGAGGCCTCCAAGGAGGCTGAATAGGATTGTCTCCTCCACGGACAACCCTTCGGGGTCTTTAATGGCAAAGCATACCAACCATATGGTAGGCTACTTTGTGCCTGACTACCCCATATACCCCTAATTCCAGACTAAGCATATGGCAGACACAAGCGTGACATATGAAAGAACAATGAAAGTGACCTACCCTAGAGAAGGCGGTAGGTTATCATCTAAACTGATAAGGAGACTTCAGCAGATGTTGACAACCTTTGGGATATACATGGTGTATAGATGTGGTTGGGGAGAACCCGACTACAGTTCCTATGAGGAAGTCGAGAAGACGGAAACCAAGAGGTCTTACAAACTGACCTCGGATGAATCTGACTACGAGATAGTAGATTTCGGAGTAGTCGATTCGACCTACGAGCGAAGTGGTATGAAGAAAATCGTCAATGCCCTAAATGACTATGCTAGGTCGATGCCCGGTCTATCTCTGGATGAAACGGTAGTCACCACATCTACTATGGAACTCCCAAGATGGAAAGGAGATGCGATTTGGATTAACGGTCTAGAAGAACCTCAAGTCATGATGAACCGTGACTATGGCGGAAGCCGAATGACTTGGGCAGATGAAACCGATGAAACGGATATGACCAAGATGGAAGTATTGCTAGACCCCAGCACTAGCAATGATTCAGCAATCTTGACCTTCAAGATTTGGAAGGAGGCAACCAAGACGCAGAACAAGAAAGACATCGAGACATGGTTGGTAGATACCCCATTAGATTTGATGGGAGAGATACAGGCTCACATAGAAACGTGTCTGTCTGATGTGGGCTTCGACATCACCGAGCCAGTCATTGACTGTCACTTCGATGCGAAGACAGAAAGCCGAAGCGAGTGCGCCCCTGATATCATCGGGCGACTTCGTGACGCCAAACAACGGACGATTGACAACCAATAGTCCCCTTTGCGCCCTTCGGGGCCATCGGGGTTCATTTGCACAAAGTAACATACAACCATATGGCTTTGCTTCCAAATTTTTTTTCTTTCTATATGCCCACAAACAAGTTAATGGTCTAATGCTCACCCGCCACGCATGTGGCTAATGAGGATTCGCAACTTGAAATATACAAAGAAGCCACAAGAATAGTTAAGGACATACAGGAAGAGGTATCTAACATCCAAACTATGGGGAGGTTAGATTCTAAGTTAAACAAGATGCTTAACAGAATTAAAGCAGATACAAAACAACTACTCAAGGAGATAAGAAGTAAGGTGTTTCACCAAACTAGCATAGATGATTGGGGTGGAGATTAAATGGTAAATGGGGCTTATTCTGGTTATAGGCTAATGATGGGCAAAAATTTTTCGCTAGTCCCAAACAAATCGCGGCCCATTTTTTGAAAAATAAAAGGTGTGACATTTAATGACAGTAAAAAGACCCGATTGGCAAGAACAACTAAAGATGGGAGGCGCAGTTACAACAGCAACGGGGGGAACTGCGGCCCTGTTTAACAATAAAGCGATAAGGGGGAGGAAACGTGCCAAAAAGAAAGAAAGAAAATATTGACAAGGATGAAGATGATGTCGATATAGAGGCAGGTGGCCAAACTTTCTCCGGTGCGCTAGATACTAAGTCCATGCGCGAGATGTTTAATGCGTGGGAGAAGGAAGCAAGCGGATTAGAGGGAGAATCCATTGGTTCCGTAACTGGACTTAATCTCCTTCAGGCAATTAAGAGTCAAGGAATGACTGGAAGGCTAAGAGGTGCTGGCCCGAACCTGCCAAACAAAGGTGGGGTTGAGATTTTCAAGGAACTAGTAAAGATATTCAATGCCAAGGAGTTCTCACCTGAGCAATTTGATTTCTTGAGAGAATTAGATTCCATGATGAATACCTATTCGGCAGATGACCATCCCTTGAACCCAGCAAACATCAGATTCGACAACCCGATTGACATAGATGAGAAGGGAAGGACGCTAAAACCCAAAGAGGTGTATGGCCATTATCGAACAGATGAGTATGAGAGCGCACAGAAACTCAAAGGGAAGGATAGACCCGCAGTTCCAGATAGTTGGTATAGCGATGGACGAGGTGCAGAACCTCCGATGTGGCAAGCATTGTATGGAGATGGCAATGGAGATGTCTTTGATGGCATCAGTTTGCACCAAGTTGTAAAGAAGGCAATTGAAAACTTCGATAAGATAGAATTGGAGATAACACAAGACGACCCATTGGACTTGACTACTAGGAAACTAGGAACTCCACAGGTTGCTAAGATTCTTCTCACCATTCCTAGCATAAAGGCAATAGTCAATACCTTCATTCAAAGGCTGAAGCAAAATCCAACGAAGACATTTCCCGCTAAGTCTTGTAAATCTGCAATGGAGGCCAACCCAATCAAACTAGGAGCAAGGGGAAGTCAAGGGGTTAAGACCATCTTGGGCATTAGGGGAATGAAACAAGACATCAAGGAGATGTATGTGAAAATCAGTTGGAGGCAATGCAACAACATGGCCAAGATACTACTCGGTGACAATTCTCATTGGACAAGTGCTGGCAAGAACTCACTTCGCCTCGGTAAGAAGCCAACAGAGAAAAAGACGACTCCAAAACCCAAAGCGTCAGCAAAGCCAAAGAATGACGATACCGAGAAAAAATCACTAGATGCCGTTACTGATTGGAGGATGATTGTGAAATGTTGAAGTGTTGTGACATGAAGATATCCATAATGAACTACTCTGTCAGTTTTTGTCCATACTGCTTTGGGGGTGAAAAAGATGAGTGATGTTCTTTGGGAGGATATGATAAAACAACCTCCACCACCACCGCCACCTGCTCCTCCAATGCCCCCACCACCAATGGGAGGAATGCCCCCTCCACCGGGAATGGGAATGAACACTCCCGACCCTCCCGGTAAAATCGTTCAAGACGCACCGGGAACCCAACAAGAGACTGTTGCGGTTGACCCCGATAAGGAGGAAGAAGATGATGAGCAAGTTGAGAAGGGTGCAATTCAAGATTGGCAAAGCCAATTGCAAGGAGGAGGAACCTACGCTCAAACTCCGACTGGCATCTATATGCCAAGTTATACAAATCCGCAAAATCCACAACAGGCACAACAGGCACAACAGGGACAACAAGAAGAAGTACCTGACTCATCAGTTCAACCATCTACCTCAACATACCAACAAAATCTAAATTGGAATGCGCGGGGTGCTACAGGAGAAAATGCACCAAACCTATCTGATATGAATGATAAGAACATAGAAGAATACTGGGATGCTATGATAGCACAAGGTAACATAAAGCAAATTGAGAAACCCACAAGGGGTTCCTTGGCTTGGGTTAACCCATTGGTGTTTGATGATGCAGAAGGAAAACAAGTCGATAATAGACGACTTGCTCAACCTGAAACCAAAGAAAGTAAACCCCAAGGAAATCAGGCTCAAGGAAATCAGAAATCTAACTGGTTCAGCAATGTAGTCAGCGCACCATCTAAGGCAATCAATAGAGCGGCAGACGCGGTATTCGGGACGGATGAAGAAATCCAAAATGAAACTTGGATGGAAACAATGACCCAAGGTCGGCCTGAAAGAAAAGCCAAAAAAAATAGGGCAAGAGAATTAGTGGCGAATAAAAGGCGCACAGGAAAAAATACTCAATCAACTGCCACTAGAAATGAGCGGGGAGAAAGACTGGTTGATTCAGAAGATTCCACTTGGAGAGATGAATGATGATTATCAGAAAGAGATGTGCATTTTGCAATCACCCTGATAGAGAAGATATGGAGGGTGATTTGGAAGGACTCAAAATGACTGCTGACCAACTCGACAAGAAGATGGATTGGATGAGTGGAACTGCATCTAAGCATCAGCGAAATCACATGGGTCACTATGAAGACTCATCTAATCCACGTTGCAACATATGCACATCTGAGATGCGTGGGGATATTGAGATGAATATATACAACGGAGATATGACTCCTGAGATGGCGGCGAAGATGGAGAACTGTTCTGTCGAGCAGGTTGTTCGTCATATGCGAAACCACGTTCAACCACTAGTGCAGAAGTCTGCCGCGCAGATGATAGCCGCTAGGGAATTGGATGAGGTCGAGACTCTAACTAGGAACATCAGGAGGCTTGAGGGAAAGATAGACGAGTTGTTCGACATGGAGGAAGTTGGCAATCCCAAGTATATCGACTCGCTAACTAAGATGGCCAAGGAGATTAGGGAGAGTCTGAAGTATGTCATGGAGTTCAAGGGCAAGTTAGTCCACAAGAGACAGGATACGATTATAGTTCATCAGATGCAAATCGTCAAGGAGGTTCTAGCACAGAATCATCCTGATGTATGGTTGGATGTTAGGAAGAAGATGGAGGAAAAGATGCAATGAGTTGGGAAAGTGTATTGAAAGCCGAGAAAGTTTTCATTTTATCTGAGGAAATGAGCATGGGTTACAATGAAGTAATTGCCGTTTTCAAAAGTAAAGAAGCACTCAACAAATATCTCTTGGAAAAACATTCTGGACATATAAAAGAGGGATTTGAGAATGAGCAGGGAGAAATACAATTCAGGAGTGATAAGGAGGCGCGGACTCTAGCACTACAGGACATAATGAGGACATATGATTACATTATCAATGAGGCGGAGATGAAAGAATGAGTTGGAAAGAGATATTGAAAGGAAAAGGAGAAAGACACTTCTTTGAAGATGGGAAACAATGGACAGGTGAAACTCACAAGCATCCTGATGGTACTCTAATGTCAGGCAAGGAACATGAAGAAGGAGTCAGTAAGAAATTGTTTCATCTATACGAATTAAGCGAAAAAGTGCTTCGCCATCTAAGTAAAGAGACAACGGAGATTAAGTAAGATGGATTGGCAAGAAGTTCTGAAGGTTCGGTATGCTGAAATTAAAGACTGGACGGAACGTGAGGAAGGTAGGGATAATTGTTGCGAGGTGGCCAAGAAGATGTATTGTGAATACGAACCTAAATTCATGAATCGAGATGGACTTGCACCTCTTTCTGAAGTCAAGGCAATGGACTGTGAACAGTTTCACAGTTATCTAGTAGACCTACTTCAAGAATCAAATAGAGATAAGGCTTGGTTCCATATTGTTCTAAGCATCAGGAACTACAAGAAGCGATGCGACCAAAACAGACAATTCTTCACACCGGAAGGAGGAAGGCCAATGCGCTCAGATGATTTCGGCAGACGCGACCCATATGAAGAAGGACAAAGAAGATTCAGGAGGAAGTATAGATGAGTTGGAAAGATACACTAAAGGGGCTTATCAAGTGGACTCCCGGCAGATATAACAAGGAAGGACAACAACTGTGTGTGAATAATTGTATTCGACCAGCATCGGAGGATACCATCTTCGCAAGGATGCCGGGTAAATCTACTAAGCCATCTGATTTATGTCAATGGTGTTCAGATAGTTTGGGGAAGAGAGAAAAACCTCCTGTTGGGTATCAATTCTATGACAGGAATGGGAACCCAACGAGAAGTAGGGGCCAGCAGTCATTCATAGATAGAGCAACTAGAAACTTAAATGAAGAAAAGGAGAACAGAAGATGAATTGGGAAGAAATTGTAAAGGTAAAACAAGACTTGAAGGAACCGCTAGATTTGAAGGGTCTTTATGACGCAATAAAGGCATTAGATGCTGCGGGAGAAAGTTTGGAAATGCTACATGAAAAGAATGCTGAAAACGTCAAAAGATTCCTTTCTGAAAGTCAGTATGAAAAATGGTGGGATAGGATGGAACAGGATAAAAGACAATTTATTTCTGACTTAGGTGAGATGAGAAAACAAATTTACACTATGCTAAGAACCCTAAATGGGAAGACTAACATGGCTAGGAAACAAACTAGAGATGAACAAAGAACGGCGGCACAAGCATGAACTGGCAAGATATTTTGAAGATGCCATATATTGACTGGCGAGAATTGCAAGAACCATACGCTGATTCAGTAAGAGCAAGAGGAACTAGAGAAAATCCATTAGTATTCATTGATGACCCTTCTCCATTGCCCGGTGAAGAATTCGACAATCAATATCTGAAATACTACGCAGGTAAAGGATATGGACAAAAAGACCACAAGACCTATGATTATGATGAGAATGATGAGATGAGTTCTTTGGGGAGAGTGAAGCAGGATGGTAGGATAATCAAGCCGGAACTAACCAAGTATGGATTAGGAGTATTTCTAACAGGAACGTTGACACACTACAAAGAGAATAGATACAAGTCAAAGTATGGTGGCAAAACCCAAACCTATGCAAAACCAAGGGGTTCAATGATACCTTGGAAGATATCTGTCAAGTATTGTTTAGATAACAACATCAACATTCCAGATAATGCCCCTATCTTCCTAAGTGGAAGTGAATCAGGAACTTACGGAGAATGGAAAAGTAAGCAACAAAAGGGGACTAAAGAGTAATGTCATGGCAAACTTCACTTCTCAAGGCATCCTTTGATACTCAAAAAATCAAAGCCGGAAGTGTTAGTCATAAGATAATCGTGGCTCTAGATGCCAGCAATCTAGATGGCATCATTAAGAAAATTAAATCTCAAGAAATGAATCTAGGTGGGGTAAGAAGTTCCCTCAATAAAATTATCAGACTCTTCAATCAAGTGAATGAGCAATCTAAATCTATGAAAGGGCCACAATGGGAAAAGGCAAAAGAAAGATATGAGGATGTTACCTTTGCGGCACAAGCCATAGATGTCCCAATTGAATCACACCTGATGGAGAACGCTGAGAAACTCAAGGAGATGTTGGATGACCTTGCTCCGGCAAAAATGTCAGGTGGAAAAAGAAATCCGAATTACAAAGATAAGGTTCCCAAGAAAGTTCTGAATTTATACACTAAATTCTTGAATCAGGATTTTCAGCCTCTTGTGGATTATCTGAACGAAGGTAGTCAAGATGCAAAGAAAGCCAAGATAAAGCAACTACGACTTTGGGAGAAGAACAACAACAAATTCGTGAAGGTCTTGAAATCACAGAAGGCTAACAAGGCTAAGTTGATGGGATACGATACACTCGATGTTGAACTCCTACTTCCTGATGATTTCAATTATAATATTCTTCCCAAGGCTTGGAAGCAAGAGGAACAAGCAAACGGTGTTTTGGTTACCCTGCCAAGTTGGATTACAATCCTACAGGGTAAGAAAATGTCAGGTGGACAGCCAAGTAAGCCAATTACTAGGAATTTCTTCGCTAAGGTTTTCAATCAGCCTAAGTATTCTTCAACTAGAATTGCCGCCTCTACTAAAGTTGAAGTCGAAGGTATAACTGATGACATAGCATTAGGATACATGCAACATGTATTGACAAAGGTATCAGGTGCAGATAGGCAACCCTTCATGCCTAATCTTGGGAAGGCGGGAGACATGTCAACTGGTTCTGCCAAGAAAGTAAACACAATGCTATTCGGAATTGGAAGCGGGCATCAAATGGGAACCGCGAAGACTCTTCCTTTACTTGAGTATCTATTCAGAAAGAAAAAGATAGACATTGATTCAGGATTCGCTACAGACACTACCAAAGAGGCTCTGACCAAAGATGCAGTTTATCGTAAGATGAATCGTGGTGGAGTTGATGAGAAGTATAAGGAAATAGTTGAGTTGTTTGAGAATCGAACCAAGAATAAGGGGGACACATCAGGCTTCGCTAAGTTTGAGTTAGATGTGAGAGCCGCAGGTAAAGAAATGGTGGAATTGTATGAGGAGTTGAAGAAGGATACTCCTCTCATCCCAAGTGGATTATCTGTTGATATGAGAGATTTCTTGCTAAAGCCGGGAGTAAGGGGATGGAAATCCAAGCCTGACCTAAAGGCAGAATATGCAGCAATACATCAAATTCTTCCAAATGGACAAGCAATAAAACAAATGAGATTTGGCGAAACTGTTTATGGAGATAGGAAACAGGCTGATGAGACAAAGAGAGTTGAGCAAATTCATACTGCATTAAATCGCATGAGGCCATCAAAACAAGATAGTCAAATTTTAGTTCCTAGTAGTGAAGCAGATGTTGACCTCCTAAAGTTCCTTTTCACTAGTGTTGACTACAATCCTATTGCAACATTGAAAGAAGCCTTTGCTGAAAAGATAAAAACAGACGATGATTATGTTCGGTTTGCCATCAAAGACCAACTACAATTATCATTCGTTTATTTGATAGGGGCTTTGAAACATTTAGAATCAACTTTGTTGGGTTCCAATACTATCCATAAGGCGTTGTTAAAAACTGTCAAGGTCAAGCGAGTTTTCGATAAGAAGTCTAAACAGTTTGTAGAGGGTAAACCACCAACCGCAGAAGAAATGGAAAAGTTGGAAACTCAATTAGAAACAGAAATCAATACGGTTTATCCACAGATAAGAGACAAATTGATTGAAGCAACGAAAGAAAAAATTAGCGAAGTTTTGAACGAGCCAATAGTTATTGACAAGGATGGTGTCGCACAACCATTGGATTGGCTCAAAGAAAGACCGGGAATGTGATGATATGGTCAGAGAAGATGTGGATATCGAAATAAATCGAGATGAGGTCTTACCTACTATCTTAACTGAGGGTCTAGATGAAATCGCAGAAATGGTATTTGAATCTCTTCTACAACAATACGAAAGAGATAATCAAGGCGACCCAAATAATGAGGATAAAGCCGAGCAACAAACAGAAAATAGACTAAAGAACGTATTGAATAGTATTCCTGAAGATGCTCTTTATGAATTCCTAGTAGAAAACATGACAGTAGTTATGGAGAAGGGAGAAGGTGAGGAATCACTACGAGAAAAAGGTAAGGAATCTGTCTTCTATAAACACCCGAATGGTAAGATTCTAGTTTTGCCACAATTCCTAGACATAACTGAGGAACAAGAAGCCGTCCAAAAGAAAATTGTTAATCGAATTCAGAAAAAATATCGAAATTTAGCGAGTTTACCAAGAGGAGTGCTTGTTCAACAGATGAGATACATCTTCACGAACGCGGTTTCGACACATGTATCAGGAAAAGGCAGAACCGTTAAGGAAACTAGAGAACATTTAGGCACAATAGGGCAAAAAGGCCAAAGAAGCAGAGTAGAATTAATGGATAAGTCTCTAATGACCAATATTTTGAATAAATTTTGGCTTCCATCTAGTGGAAAGAATCTAACTTTCAAAAGTGTCTTCGATGATGATTGGAATCCAAAAGAAATTGACCTTAGTGGTGTCAATTTGAAGAAAAATATGACAGAAGACAAAATTCGACAACTAACAGGGCAAATTCAACGATATGATTTGCAAATACAAAACCATTTGGAGCCACTAGTCAATGTTTTGGAAGTAACACTACGAAATGATGGCGTTAAAGTTGAATTTGAGGCTGATGCGTTCATTGGTAGTTATGATTTGAAGAAACTGAACAGAAGACAAGCCATTTACAGTTATTGGGGTGACATAAACGATGAATATGATGTTTTCAAAGATAAATTTGAATCATTTTACGATGCATTAGGTGATGTTGAGTTAGATGAAGAAGAATTTCAAGATAACAAGAAAATAAAGGCCATTGTCGAAATATTAGATAAGTTAGAGGACGATGACCAACTGAAGAAGAAAATAATGAATGGTGATTTAAATTATATTGTTAAATTCAAGCCTCTAACACTACAAACTAACTTTTCAGAAGATAAAGGCTGGTTATTGTTTGAAAAGATGGCAAAGGAGATTGGAATCTTCGATGATTTTGATGCAAAGGAACTCGCAGACGAAATAAGTAACGTAGATGCTCGCCGTGAGAAACAAACCTCACTAAGTTTCGGTGGAAATGACTCATTACAATCTGATGAAGGAAAAACCAGCGATTACATGGCTGACACTATGGATACGGGCATTGATAGTAAAGGCGAAGAGAAAGTCCGAGGAGGAAGTCTTGAACATGAGATTAAGCAAGTATCTGAGATGGGAATTTTGCTTCAGGAACTAGTAAATGTCGAAGTTGACCCACTATACTATCATGCCTTCATGAAAGAAGGTGCAATCTTCAAGGACATGGTAGTTTTCGCAAATGAACTTGAAGAAATCAAATCTGCAATGCTTAGTGCCGGAGCCGCAAGAGAATTAGTTGACGGCGTGGAAGTCGATGATGATATCATAGACTATCTTGAAGAATTGACAAAATATGCTGCAATAGAAGGCAAAGGAGGATATTATTTGCCACTTCAACAAACCACTAACACATTTATCGCTGATTTGGATAAAGACTTCTCAATGGAGGACGTAATAGATGCAAAGGGCGATACTGTTAGAAATCTAGGAAGTGAGAACGAAATTAATACTAGGTTGAAAGATATTGGAAAGTTCCTCAGTCTCATTGCAGGAATTCTAGATGCTGGTAAGGATTTAACGCAATCAGCAAGTCCTTCTATTGCAGATACAGAAGATACCTCAGTAGGCCCAAAGAAAAACTCACCCAAGACAGATAAACCTGAATTGGGTCGAAGTCCTTTCACAAGTGCTACTTTCTTAGGAAGAGATAACAAGGAAAATCTTCTAGAAGAGTTAGAAGATGTTAAGGAAGAATTTGATGAACTATTGGAGGCAATAATTGATTTCTTCATCGTTCCCATGTTAGGCAGTAAAGTTCCTTTCGATGACCCCATCCCATTTGAATTCACAAACAGTAATGCACTCAGATACTTCAAGATATTAGGAGGTGGCAAGAAACCTGATAGCGCATTCTTCCGTGCTATGGTGATGGAAGGAAGAAGAGGCCCATTGTTCATCAAGAAGAATCAACTTGAGACTTTGGTGAAGGATTTGGAATATGTTACTTCTCCGGGGGAACAGAAAGACCTCCCCACTCTTTTGAATAAATTTAGAAGTCTAGGAGATACTGTAAATTACATTCTGAAACTAAAGAAGCGCAGTAGATTAGGTCAACAGGTATATGCAGAATTGGGTCATTCTCTAAGTGAGATACTTGATGATAACAATATGACTTGGCCTGAAGACCAAGTATTTCCAGCGAAGGCATCTTGGGGTAAGACCCCACAACAATGGGAAGAGGAATACAACAAGAATCCAAATTATGTTTGGCCATTGGGATATATCGTTAGTCACATAAAGAGGAATAGAGAAGGCTACAGTCAAAACCCTAGAACACAAGCGAAGGGTAGAGATAGAAAGCAGACAGGGGCAAACACACTTATCCAAAGATTCTTCTCTGCAATTGATGATATGAAATTAACAAGAAGCCTTGCTGAATTGCAGATACTAGAAACACACGACAACATCAGGAAGATGCTTGGTAAACCAGTATTCTACAATACTGCCAAGGTAGACAATTATGAACATGTGATGACCGCAATTCGCAAACTTGACGAGAAATACAATGTGGAAGTATCTGCTTTTGAGATTGAAAGCATCGTCAATGAAATCGGTTCTATGGCTGAGATAGGAAAGAAGCATGGAATTCCAACGGAGGGTGTGTATTTCGTCAAGGCTAACTTCAGGTGATTAGATGACGGAAGACTTCAAGACATTCACAAGTGAGGAAGAAGTAAAATTTCTTTGGGATAGAGATAATCCCGAAGACCCCTACACTAGAGATAAGAAGGACATTCCCGATTTCTACAGGTTAGATAATTGGGTAGTCAGATACAAAGATGGTTATGTCGTTGGTGTTGCAGGTTGGAAAGACCACGGAGATTTTGCAGTCTTTGGTGGAATGAAAGCAATGGCAAAGAACCATCCTTCAGGAAGGGGTGGCGATAATGCAATAGCACTCCTAAACAAGAGAAAGGAACTTATTGGAAACAAACCAAAGATTGCAGGTTTCAGACCGGAGAAGATGGATGCTGAAAGATGGACTAATTGGAATGTAGGCCAAGGATATGTTCGTGCGCCGGATTCTTTTGAGAATGTTCCCGAAGAATGGCTTGAGATGTTTAGAGAAAGATATGGTGACCATTGGGGTGTAATGAAGTTCGCATCTTGGAGAAACACCATAACGATGGGAAGTTGGTTGTGATGGAATTAGACAACATGGACTTCATGTCCTCTATGGATATGGAATTATCAAAGGCATCATTCCCTTATTTCTTTCAGAACGTACTCGGTATGATGTATCCTGACTACATGAAAGAATGGTTAGAAACCATGCAAGGCACAGATAGAACAGTTATCGTCTGTGCGCGTGACCACGGTAAATCTGTCTTCATGCACAGTTGGGTTGTTTGGAACCTAATCTTCCAAGAGCCTCCATTTCAGATGCTATACATCTCATCGAACCAAAAGCAGACTCTAGTTCACATGAGGGAGATTGACAGATACTTCAATCATCCAGCATTGAAGAAATACAAACCTAGTAGGGGTTGGGCAATCGGTAACATTCAACTCACTAATGGCAACGCTATCCTAGAGAGGTCAGTTGGTTCTCAGATTAGGGGGCTTCATCCACAGGAGATTATCATTGATGACCCTTTGAAGGAGTTCAGTCTATCTGCTATCCAAAGAGTAACTGATTGGTTCTTCGGTGATATGATACCTACGCTTCACCATTCATCGAATCTTAGAATGATTGGAACTCCATTCACCTATACGGATATCTTCGCGCAACTAGAAGAGAACCAAGCCTACACCGTGAAGAAGTATCCTTGTTTGGATTCCATGAATGACCCGTTGTGGCCTGAGCGATGGGACTATGATGCTCTCATGCAAAGAAAAGCAGAGATAGGTTCACTCAAATTCACGCGAGAGTATCTTTGTGTTCCAATCTCAACCGGAACCGCATTGTTCAATCCTGAATATATTGACAAATGTAAGAGCAAAGAACACGTTCTCAAATTAGGAAATAGAAAAGATAAGGGATACAAATACTATGTTGGTGTTGACCCTGCTATCTCCACAGATGGTGATTACAATGTCATTACTGTATTGGAAGTAGATGAGGAGATGAACAAAACAATAGTTCATGTTGACAGGGCGAAGAATGTGGAGTTTAGAGAGAACATAGAGAAGATTAGACTGATTGGTAAAATATACCAACCGGAGGAGATTCTCTATGAGACAAATACATTCGCTAAGGCATTTACACAGGAGTTGCGAAGTATCTCCGATTTGAATGTGAGAGACTTCCATACGACTAGGAAGAATAAACAAGAGATAATTTTGAATCTACAAATGAATATAGAGAATCAGAAACTTAGATTTCCCTATGGGGATAATGCTAGTCGCAAGTTGACTGGAATGCTAATCGAAGAATTGTCTATGTTTGCCATTACCAGTAGCGGAAAGTTTGAGGGCGTGGGCGCACACGATGACCTTGTTATGAGCCTCGCTCTTGCTAATGCTGCTACTCAAAATCCCAACGAAGTCTTCCTACTATTGGATGATATGGGGATATTTTCAGACCCTAAACCCACGAATACGTCTATAGGCGGGATGCTAGGATTAAACTTTTGAGGGCTTGCTATGATGGGAGGAAGTGACAAAAAAGAAAGTGAGAAATTCGATGAACTTGCAGATGTTGCAAGAAGGAAGGAAGCCATCGAAGAAGAACAGAGAAGAATCACTCAGGAGATGAAAAACGCATGGTTAGACAGTTCCCCACTTGAAGACCAGTTTAGCATAGAGAAGAATTTTGCTGAGGATTTCAAAATTAGCCTAAGTGAGGCTAAGAAAATGCTTCACATTGATATGAAGAAATACCAAGTCGAGGGAACAGATATTCCTAAACTCGTAAAATCCCTGAAGGAATATAGAAGGACGCTCAAGGGTGAAGAGAAGATAAATGTCACAAAGGCAATAGATAATCTGATTGTATCTTATGGTGACCATTTACATGACAGTATTAACAAAATATATTGGCTAAAAAAATACTCTTCTGTTCTGAAAGAAATGAACTGTTCTGAGGAAGACATACTCAAACTCTCCTTCGTTAATGATTTATCTACCCGTAGAGATATGATAGACACGCTTTGCAAATATTGGGAGGCTAGTCTAGAAAGAAGGGATATGCCATACAACGAAGAGTATTCATCTCTATCGAAACAGATGACAAATGGTAAGAGGGAATTTAAGAAATTAATCAAGAGTCACATGGTGAATGTGAAGCCCAAGGAAATAATCAATCAACACATACTAAAGGCAATTTGTGAAGAACCGGGAATTTCTTCTAGACAAATACATGAGAAACTACCTAAGCCTCTCTTCAAGAGAACCACACCAAGCATAATTTCTAAGATGGCCATCAAGAATAATGTTACTACTGTCAATGGTGCTTTTTACAAATTTTCAGATGACATCAAGAAAGATATCTATGCATATACTGCGGCCTTCATTGATTCAGATGGCTACATAACTATGGATAGAAATTTTAATCCTAGAGTTGGGTTAGTTGCTACTGGCGACAGAGGCAAGGCATTCATGATGGAGATGCATAAATCCCTTGGATGTGGTAGACTACACCTTGACCAAAAATCACCACAAAATACGAGAGCAGTAAATAGATTAAATTTCTATTCTGCGGCAGATGTTACTGAACTACTAACAAAGTGCTTACCCCATTTCAAGATGAAGAAAGGAAATGCAGAGATTCTCCTAGAGTTAGTCAGAATGAAGAAGTCCCACAAGAAGGCCGAGTGGTACAAGACAAGAAGAGAGGAACTTTTCAAACTAATGAAGTACGAGAATCACAAAGACCATGTTGGCTATGATTTCATACAGGACGGGATAGATGTTGATAACATATCAAAACTGTATGGAAATTCTAAGATGTTGGAAATGGATAAGTTAGAGGGTTTGATTGCATGAAGTGGCAAGAGGTTTTGAAGAAGAAGCCTGTCGATGAGGCAATAGATGACTTAGAGGACATTGCAGAAGACCATGATTTATCCCAAGATGAATGGAGTTCTGTCGATGATGCCTCTGATTATTTGTTTGAGCATAAGGTGAAGGAGGATTAGTTATGGTAGAAGATAAGCGTAGATTTAGTGTTAGAAATTTGTTCAGAAGAACTACGCCAAAACCTACTGATAGGACGATATTCAATCCCGGTATTCAAGAGAAGAATACCTCCTACATGCTTACTTCTCCAATCATTTACCACATGGTTCAACAATCCACCATTGTTAGAACCTGTATAACTCAACTCAAACAGGAGATATTCAGGAGAGGCTACACTTGGGAAGAGAAGTTCGTTGCTAAGTGTAAAGCATGTGGAGAAGAACATGGGTCACCTGCAAAGAAATGCAAATCCTGTGGCTCAGTAGACTTGGTGAAGCCTGACCCCAAACAATTAGATTATGCACATGATTTCTTAGAAGGCTATGTCAACAAGTCCGAACAACTTTTTATTGACGTTCTCAAAGAACTTGAGGATGATTTGAATATCATGGATGACGCATATCTTGTCATCGTCAAAGAATATTACATGGATAGTAATGCAGAAATCAAGATGCATAGAATCAAGGAAATATACAGGGGTGACCCTGTAACTATGCATATCTATTCTAATGAGATTGGAGAAAGAGGAAGTAAAGGATATACTTGTTTGAAGCACAGGAATAAGGTCTACACTAATTCAACTGATTTATGTGAAGAGTGTAATTCAGAATTACATCCTATCCATTACGTCAATAGAGTAAATGGAGAAGAACAGAATTTCATCAAGGGAGAAGTATTGCATTTCAGTAAGTATTCCCCAAGTAGGTTGTATGGTCTTTCACCTATCATCACCCTTTGGAATAATGTAACCACATTGATTGCAATGGAGAATTATGTTAACTCATCATATACAAAGGCAAGAATGCCAAGAGGACTACTAGCGGTTCAAACTAGAAACATGGATTCAATGAAGTCATTTTGGCGTGGTGTCAAAGAAAAGATGGAACAAGACCCACACTTCATTCCTGTAATGGGTATAGAATCCGATAATGGCAAAGGCTCCGTTGAATGGGTGAAGTTCATGGATAGCCTGAAGGAGATGGACTACATCTCAGTCAAGGATGATTTGCGAGATAGAATCTCTGCATTCTATGGTGTGAGTAAAATCTTCATGGCAGATAACTCCGCTAGTGGTGGACTCAACAATGAGGGAATGCAGGTTCTTGTAACCAATAGAGCAGTTGAGATGGCACAGACAATTTGGAATAACTATGTCTTCCCATTCATGACGAAGGAGTTCGGCATAACTGATTGGGAATTGAAACTCCCACCGTCCGAGGAAGAGGATGAGATAGCAAAACTCAGAAAGAGAGAGATAGAAGTAAACGTAGCGGCGGCAATCAAGAATCTAGGATTCGATGTTGATATGGATGATGATGGTCGATTCTCGTACAAGAAACCTGACCCTCCTCCGGGTGGTGCTGAACAAGGAGATAAAGAAGGCGAGTTAGAATTAGACCCCTACGCTGGAACAAATATCGACCAATCACAATTAGGGCAAATGATGGAACAGGGAACTAGACCTAGTAAGGAAGAAGCAGGTCAACCAGCAGAAGTGAAAGGAAAACCCCCAAGTGGAAAGAAGAGAAATAAACCCGGTATGAATGTTGGACCGGATAAGAGATTCGCTGGAATGCCTAAAGGAGTAGGCAATGAGAATGTAGATAAGAGAACGGAAAGGAGAGTTCCATGAGTGAACTGCTTGAAGCGGCAAGAAAATGGAAAGAAGAGATTGACAAATTGAATGCAGAAACAGATGAAAGAATTAGAAAAAATTTGGAGGAGTTAAAAAATGAGTGAAGAAAAAAGCGTAAGACAATTGGAAAGAGAACTGAAGGCCGCAAGAATCCGTGAGGGAACAGAAGCAAAGAAGATGGCTACCAAGAGTAGAGACTACTCGGTTGGTGGAATCGACAAGGCAACTACTGTAGAGAAGAAAACCCCCGGTGCTAGTGATATCCCTGATGTTATCTTGATGCCAAAGAAACGCAAGAAGCAATCTGAAAATATACCATTCTGAGATGATTAGATGACGTTCATGGATGTTCTTCGTAAAGAAGAAGAAAAAGAAACTGTAGAAAAACCTACTAGTTCCATCCATGCTGACGTTTGGGATTTATTCGATAGGTATTCCAAGAAATCTAAGGCTATATCTCGACAAGCACTTGAAGATGCAGATGAAGCATTGCAGACGTTCTTAGATTCTTCACCTGCGGGTGAGCATCCCGAAGAAGGTATGAGATACGACACCTTTGGTGAAATATTAGATGTGACCAATCTATTCCGAGAATCATTTAGAACTGGTAAAGTAAATTTGAATGCTATAGATGCATCAGAAGAAGCAAGAGAAAAATTTGTCAAAGACATGGAAAAATTCTCAAGACGAGCAGAGGACTTAGAAGCAGATTTGTTTGACCAAGCCAGCCAAGAGGATGATGAGGTTGCAGATAAGTATTGGAGACAAAACAAAACTTTCAAAGATATGATGGCAAAACTTTTCGGAAAGGAACTAGTTCTACAATCTAGAGTTAGGAGAACAGGTAGTGGAGAAGAGGAATACACTACAGTAACGAGTAAAAACGTAGGAGGAAAGAGTAGTGGAATTCTTGAAAAATTGGTTGCTACTCTTAGAGAACCTGCGTCACCCATACAAGAATCATCTAAGACCCTACAGACCCTAATGACTAACGTTGCAAAAAATGGAACGAATGATAGTAGGTCTAAACAACTGATGAAGAAACTTCACAAGAATAATTTCTTTGATAGAAAAACTACATCCAAGATACAGGAGTTCCTATACAATGGTAAATCTCTACCAAAGCATGTTAGAAAACTTCTCATTGAAAGAGAAGCAGAGTGGGAAGGCGATGATTGGTCTAGTTATCGAATGTATGGAGGTAAGCCTTCTAAAGAATTAATCATAGACATTTTTACCTCACAAGGAATAGGGCGCACGAATGTAGAAGGTGGTAAAGGACTACGTTCTAAATTAACAAGATATGCTTCCATGAATGTAGATAGCATGATGGAAAGAGTAGAAGGCATCATGTATGATGGAAAGGGAGAAGACTTCCACTATCTATTTGACAAGGATTATTCTGACGATATTATTTTTGCAATCTATAGGGTGACTGCAAAACTAGAGTCTCTACTAAGTCGTGCAAAAAAGGGTAGAGCAGATGTTGGACGAAAAAGCAAAAGAGTTCAAGAAAAAAAAGTACCGGAAGGACTTGAGGTTAACGTTCCCGATGAAGCCTATATCAAACCAGTCTATAGTGAGATAAACCGACTCCTACGTTTCCTACATTTCCTTCTAGCAGTAAATAAGATAACTGGACAATCACACAGACTCAAGGAACAACGCCTAGAAATAGTTGACAAGATACAAAAATTTGGAACTAGAAGCAGGGGCCAGTATAAGTTAGAATTTGAAAAACTAGATATCAACGCCATAGATGTAACAGAATCAACTTCCCCATTCAGAAGCATGATTGCTGCGTATGACAAATACAAACCGAAAAAGAAGGACCGTAAGATTAGTGTTGCTGGGGCTGGAAAAGAATTCCAGTTTGAAGAAGGGACTTCTAGAGAAGACATCGCAGATAAACTACAAGATGAACTGGCACAAGATTTGAAGCAATTACAAAGCAGACTCAATAGAAGCAAGAAAGAAAAAACCATTGCGGCGCGTGAACAGGAAATTCAAGCAATCAATAGTTTAATTGCACAATGGAAGCCAAAGACGAAAACTCTAGAGAGAACCAAGTATGAAGAACCCGAAGGTCAGCAAAGAATCGCACAACTATTATCTGAAGATAAACAAATGCGAGACAAATTCACAAGAGAAATAGGTTCTGCTCTAAAATTCTTAAAAGAATCTATAGCAAACAACGAAGAGAAGTTAGAAAGAATCAAAGATAAGAAAGGGCTTGTTGACATAGAAACAGAAAAGAAGATTCGTGCATTGAAGCATACGTTGAAATTAACCGAACAAAGTGTCAAGGACTTTAAACTGCCATTCAAGTTGGAGGAATCAGAATGAGTTGGCAGGACATTCTCAAAGAATCAGAATTACTCTCCAAGATAAAGCCAAAGCAAAAGAAGAAGATTAAGAAACTTCTACAGTCATCTCAGCCTACAGAATATATGGGACAAGATATGACTAAACTAAGTTCATTACTATCTGAAATGAAGAAACTTGATTTGGTTAAATCTGATAAGAATCTTCAGAAGAAGTTTGAGGGATTTGACGAAAAGAACTTGGAGATTGTTTCTTCTGCCGCAGAACTAAGAAAGGACTATGAGACTCTATACAGACAACTAAGGCAAATGGTATATCCAAAGAAGAAAGGAGATTTACAAAACGGAGTTGATGATGAATGACATTGAATTGGAAACTAAGTCTAAAGGAAGCACTTGAGGGTGATTTCAAAATGATGATAAAGCAAGACGCAGACGGAGAAGGCGAGGAAGACGCATGACTGATGAAAATGATGAGATAGTCATGCTTCTAAAGGCACTTGTCGATAAGGTAAAGGCTCTTGAAGAAGCCGTTTATCATAAGGACAATCTTCTCATGAAGTCCGGTTATGTCGTAGTAGATTCTCCCACCCCACAACTAGCCAACAAGACTACTGCTGGCATCACTTCAGCAGTTGGTGATATGAAGTGGGATGACATTCACAAGATGGTAGGTGAGATGCAATGAATTGGGAAGGTGTCTTGAAAGAACCACCTATGCCGAACATCTCACCAAAAAGGATATTTGGTGACGACAACCCATATACGATGAATGACGGTATGCATGATGCAAGAGCCGATTTAAAAGCAGAAGTGGCCTTAATGAAATCCTATGTTGAAAAACTAGAAGCGGCGATGTCAGAAACATCATTAATGGATTTAACTAAGGACAGAATGAATAACATGAGTGATGCGTTAAGCGAAGCAAGTGGAAGAATAAAAATGGCTTTCAAACCTACTAGTGTAGGGGCCGCCGGAGAAGCGTAAGGTGAATAAAATGAGTTGGCAAGATACAATAAAAGCATACGGAATACATGGTCGAAGTGGTGACTATGGAATGGAACAAGCAGTAAGGGATATGGTCATGCAACTAAATGAAATGGAACATGACATAGAAGATGTTCCTGAAGATAGAAGAAGCGCAGTTCAACAAGCATTCGATTCTGCATCAAAGGCACTAGATAATTTGCGAATGGTAATGGGATGATATTATGACATGGGAAAACGTATTGATGAATGGTAGCGTATTGAAGAATCAAGCGGTACAACAAGGAAGGCAGAAGTTGTTGGATGCGATAGTGCAACGTTATGGTTTAGATGCATTAGAACAACAGTTTGTTCAAGGGCAAGGACTAGCCCCTGAGAATCTGTATCAAGGACTTGTTGATTTCATAAGTAGTGGTTCAACATTGGAACAAGCAATTGCAGAAGAGCAACAGGCAATGCAAATGAGCATGGAATCTGGGAGAAAACCGGGTGGACTTACACTTGAACAGTATCAAAAAGATATGCAACAACCACAACAACCACAACAATAGGTGATATTATGCCGGAAAAAGTAACAAGAGAAGAAAAGCAAGTTGAGTTGGCCATACTAAAGGCTAAGGAGATAATCCAAGAGGCCAAGCATCTAGGAATCCTTGAGTTGGATGAGCCAGCATTAGGAGAGGACTTCAAGGTAAAGCGACCAAAGAAGAATCCTGCTGAGGTTCCAATTCCAAAGACTAGCAATGTAGAGGGCAAGGAAAAGAAGGAATATGGTGGCAAGACGATGAAGAAGGCCATGACCATACTAAAAGCAGTTAAAATTCTAAATGATGCTATTGCCAAGAAATATGGAACCAATACCAAAGATACTGACCCAACAGAAGTTAATCCAGTTTGGGAAGGAGAAGGCGGTGCGCCTGACCAAACAGAAAATGATATTTCTCCTAGAGAGATGCAATCTGTAATAGATGAGATTGAGAATGCAATAAATAGTCTAGAACATAACATCCAAGAATTGCAAAGTAGTGGAAAAATGAGTGGTGATATAGCCTCAGAGGTAAATCAGCACCATCAAACTCTGAGTAGTTACATTCAAGATTTGAAGGAGTCAACAATGGGGGCGGCGGCTTCACCCCCTCAGCAACCATGAGGTGAATATGCCTCAGTCCGGTATAGAGTTTGAAAAGAAAGAAAACGCAATGACAAAGCGTGTTCTTGATTTTTTTGAGAGAGTGCGTTATGCATATCTATCTGCTAAGGATGACCCCGAAGAATACAGAAAGAAATGGGTTAAGGCAATTGAAGACATCAAAGGGGAATTCGATGACATTTCTGATTTCTCTAGAGAATTAAAAGAATACCTAAAGGAAAAAACACTTTTTTCCGAAGAAGCCAAAGACCCCACTACTAGGCAAGCCAAGGAAGTATATGACTCAATTAAAGAAATGCGATTTGAGTCTAAGGGAGTTAGTGACCCATTCTCTAAACAGTTAGGTGATGAAGTCATACCCACGCTTTTAGAAAATAAACACACGTTTGCCGCATTCATTCACTATGCAATGCGCTCACATTCCAATGCAATACCTGAGAAGGCTTGGCAAAAATACAAATTACCAGCCGATGAACTAACACAGGGATTCATGGGATTAGATTTAGAGGAGCGTGATATTCCTCTCTACATTACAGAACACTATGGTAATGATGAAACTGATAGTAGAAGAATCAAAACCAAGTTTAAGGAAGCCTTCAAGATTCTAGAAAAAGTATTCAATGGTCAATATGAGGAAGAAGATTGGGAGAATCTCGTTGAATTGGATTTACAGAAATCAGAAAAGAGCGCAGATGAAAAAGCAGAAATTGATTTTATCGTTCCCAACAAGCCAATGTATCGTATCTTTGAGATTGCGGATTTGAAGAAACTCAAGGGGTTCACAGGCGAATGGGTAGTTCAAGAGAAATACGATGGCATGAGAATACAAATACACAAGACAGATGGTAATGTGAAAGTTTACTCCTACAATGAAAAGGACATTACTGACAAGTGTAAGAAACAAGTTGCTCAAATGGAAAAAAAGCAGTTTGGTGATTGTATTCTAGATGCTGAACTATTATTGTTTGATGGTGATGAGGCACTACATCGTGCTGCAACTGTTACCCACATCTTCAAGAAAGAAACGAAGCATAGTCTAAGAGCGCACGTTTTTGACATAATGAATCACGAAGGAAAGTCTATTGCAGACGAACCACTCAAAGAAAGAATAAACATTCTCTTCTATCAATATGGTCAACACTCTTCTGAGGATTTGGCATTCCCATCAAAGAAAGATACGCGACTTGCTGATTCTCTTGATGAGGTCGAGGAGTATTCAAAGAAAATTATGGAAATGCCAACTTCAGAAGGAGTGGTAATCAAGGACATGGAATCAACCTATTACATCGGAAATAGAAAGAACCCGAAGTGGGTTAAGTGGAAGAAGTTCGTAGACTTAGATGTAATAGTCTTAGATGTCAAGAAAACCAAAAGTAACCTTCATTCCTACTCATTGGGCATAGGGCCACTATCAGGAGAAGAGACTAGAGAATACAAGACTCAAGAAATTGATGGGAAAGCATACATGCCCGTAGGTAAGGCAATGAATACTAAAACCAAAGTCAAGGTTGGAGACATCGTTAGAGTAAAGGTAGATGAGGTCAAGAAAGGAAAGAATGATTTCAAACTAATTTCTGCTCAAGTGATAGAACTACCTGAAGTAGAAACTACTGATAAAATTGAGACACTTGAAGAATTAGCCACGAAGACAAAGAAATCCTTAGATTCGGGAATGCACTATGTTTTCGGAGATAAGATAGGCGACTTGTTCAAACCTGATACTGGCCTCGATAAAAGTCTCCATATCACCGACCACGTTCATGGCATAGCAGAAGTCATTCTAAAGGGTGAATTGGATGGTTTCACCATTTATGGTTTCAAGGGTGATTCGCTGATGGCGAAGAATGCTCTTTACGATATTGAAAAATGGAAGGATGACCTTACTGGAATTTTGAAGACAAAGCGTTCTGAATTAAGAATAGGCATCCGTAATGAAATCATAGAAAGAGGAAAGCCATTGAACATTGACAAGATAGAAGAATTCGTTGTAACGAACTATCCCAAGACATATGATGAATTGTATAATTCTGATGATGGCCGCTTAATGTCATGGCTGAAACAACAGGAAGACCTAATCTATGAGCATCCAAATAAGTTCGATGCCAAGAAGGATGTGCTTGAGAAGGATGTTGAGATAAAGAAAAGACAAGAGACTAACAAGTTCGATGACAAATCTAGCAACCTCGGTGAATTTTCTGTTGTTCTAACAGATGATAATAACCTTAACTTAATTATCAATTACAGAGATAAGAAGATGGCTTGGCTATTGGATATAGAAGATAGTGAAGACATATACAACTTATTTGGTAAGTCAGGTAAATTCCCTGCTATGGTATTAGACAAAGTGGGAACTGCGAAAAAAACCATAGATAAGGGGGAACTTGAGATAGGGGTACAAAGAAATGGTTATCATGAATATAGACTAGATGGCAATAAGTTCCAAACTAGATTGCATATACGAATAGTCCCACTTAATGAGCAAAAAAGATGGTTGGCATGGACTGGAAAGAAACAGGAAATGCTAGACCGCAAGGCAGATGATGGTGTTTGGGACATTACTGAAGATAAGTATGCAGATGTAGAGTTACCTCCATCTGAAAACGAAGACGCTAAATAGTAAGAAAAAAAGGTGGGAGAAGTGTTACTGCAAAAGAAACAACATATAACGGAGGAAAGAAGTGGGAATTTTCAGATTTTAAAGTCTGATAATCTAGTCATTGGTGGTTATGCATCCATAGAAATAGTAGACAAACAAAATGACCTAATTACATTAGAAGCACTCTCAGAAGCAGTAACAAAATACATGGAAGACCAAAAATTCAGAAATGTAATGTCAAATCATTCAAATGTCCAAGTCGGGGAGGTAATAGAAAAATACCGAGATAAAAACGGAAATCTACACAAAACAGAAGTGGATGACGTTGGATTCTATGTAGTAATCAAGATGCGCGATGACATCGAGAAGGCTAAAGAAATCTCAAGAGGTATCAGAAAAGGAACGCTTCGGTCTTTCAGTATAGGTGGACAGGCAATCTCAAAGAAGCAAAAGAACAATTCTGAATTTGGACAGTATAATGAAATAGATAAGTTGGAATTACATGAAGTTACTATCTGTGAAAAGGGGATTAATCCCGAAGCGAAATTCGACATTTTGAAAATGGAGGACAAAAAAATGAGTGATAAACTGGAAAAAGCACTTGGCGAGTTGAATGATTTGGTAGCCCAAATCGGCGGCATCGACAAGGAAGACGACATAAGAAAGGAAGCGGAGTATATGGACACCGATGAGGAAATGGACGATATGGACATGGACGATGAGGTAGAAAGCATGGATTCTGAGATGAAGGCTGATGAAGATGCAGAAGCACCCGATGACGAGGAAAAGGCTCTTGACGAGGATGAGACAAGAGAATTTGAGGCTGGCGAGGAAGTAGTTAGTGGCGGAAAGCCAACTGCTGCACCTGCTGCACTCGGAAACGTCAACAAGGGATTAGAGGCATCTGATTTCCCAACTCTCAACTTGACTGCTGAGAATGTCGAGAAGGCATATGAGCAATACAAGGCAGAGCAGTTGGAGAAGAGGGCTTTTGATTCTCTATCCAAGCAGTTTGAGAACAGACTGTCCGAAGAACTAGCCGTTAAGAAGGCTAACGCAGAAAGAGCAGAGTACGATGCTCGGACTGATGTTGCTGGTCTAAAGGCAGAGTTCGCAGAACTAAGGAAGTCCCTCTCCGAGAAGGATACTGAGATTCGCAAGGCAAGGGAAGTAGCATTTAGCCTTCCTGAAGGAGTACCCACCGATACTGAGGCTGCGGCTGAAGTTTCATGGGATGATATCCACACCTTTGCAAGAAACATGAACAGGAGTGATTGAAAATGACAGGATATATACGAACGATGAAAGATTTGGAAGCCGCAACATACGGCGTCCGTGGCGAGAATGGTAATGCCCTGCTAAAGGCTGGTGGCGTTGTTGGGGGTTTCGGAACTCCTCACGATGCTGGTTCCAACCCTTTTACAGCGGCTACTGGTCTAGGTGACCTATACAACCTGCTTTATGGGCAGAAAGTTTGGTCGATGCTAAACCAAGAGGTAAACCCTCTCTCAATGATTGCAAAGAGGCCATACACCTCATCAGGTTGGAGAGTTCTAAAGGCTCGACCAATGGGTGGTAGCGGTTCTGCTTTCACAGTAGGGTCTAACGATGTAACGAAGACCATGAACTCTACTCAAGCCGCCACACCAAAGCCTGACCAAATTGGTGGTATGCCGGAGAATGCGGCTCTAGGGACTGCTCCCTTTACTGCAATGGCTCCTGAATACACCAAGTTGTATGTCAGCCCAAAGACGATTGCTCATCTATTTGAGTTCTCGGAACTTGGTATGGAGATGGCTGCTATTGATGACGGTGTTGGAGATATACGCTCAATCGTCCGTGAGGACATGGGTAAACTCCACGCTGAGGTTCAGAGCAAGATGCTACTAATGCCTCTTGAGCAGTATGACCAAACCGGAATTACCAACATGGATAGGAACTACACTTCTCTAATGAAGATAGTTTCGTCTGCACAGGAAATCGGGAAGATGATGGAAGCAGACCTTCTAGTAACTGCTGGACAGGACAACGATGCAACCGCACCTGCTGATGACGTAGCAAAAATCTTCGGAGATGCTAGGGCAGTAACCAAGACTGGAAGTAGCGGTTCATTCGTCTACACCGGAACTGCATCTTTCCTAGATGCTGAGGTTGATTTTGGTGGCTCATACGAGAGTGCATCAGATGCTAGGATTCTAACCCTAAGCATACTAAACGACATGATTCGCAGACTAAGGCAGAATGGCGGTAACCCAAAGGTTATCCTAACTGGATACGATACCATCCAGCATCTATCTGACCTTCTACAGTCGCAAGAGCGATTCATGGACAGGAAGGAGATTGTACCAACCCACAACGGAGTTCGTGGTGTGAAGGGTGCAGAAGTTGGTTTCAGAGTAGCGACCTACTACGACATACCCATCATCCCTGCGAAGGATATGCCGACCACATCCAGCAACACGACCAATACCCTAAGCGACATACTGATGCTAGATACGGACCATCTGTGGCTATCAGTCATGAAGCCAACTCAATACTTTGAGGATGGAATTACTTCAGGTAACCCATTCGGTGTTGGAACTCTTGGGAACCAAGGCATGTACCGAACAATGGGCGAGACATGCTGCTCCTTCTTCAAGGGCCAAGGAAAGATTACGAACCTAAAGAGTGCTTGATTGGGGTTGATTAAATGACACACACAACTGTCATCCACACCAATCATCTAGGTCTTGCTGCCTCTAAGGTACAAGGCTCAGAGTATGTGGTCGATGCTACTATTGACATCAGCGCATACACCGCACAAGGAGAAGTAGTGACTGCATCGGAACTAGGTCTTAGTTTCATCAATTGCGTCCTGATTACCGGACGAGAAGTTGATGGCGCACATAAGATTCTGAACGATGTCGGCGTGAAGATTGCCGCCGAAACCGGAGTATATGAGAGCAATACGTCTTTCAAACTGGTCAGCACTATTTCCGCTAGTGGAAACGTTGGAGCAACTGACGGAACCACAGGCGCAGTAAGAATACGCGCATACGGAAACCTTTGAGCAAACGTAAAGTAGTGCCTTCTTGCCCTAGTAATTTAGGGCAAGGGGCATTACCCCCTGTCTGTAGGTGAAAACATGGCGAAAGTTAGGTTGAAAAGAAGCAGGGCGAATACCCCGTTGATACTGCAAGGAAGATACGAGATAACGACTAGATTTACGGAGATACCCTTTAGGGCTGCTCGTAGATTGATTGGAGATTCGGGAGTAGTAATTGAGTGGACGGAGAAAGACCGCCGCGAAATAAAGAACCTTCCAGATTCTAAGCAAAATAAATTTGCTAGGGCATTAGGTATGCCTGAAGGACTTCTTATGGAAGAGGCTGCTTTTAGAAGAAAGGATAGGAAAGCAAAGAAAGCGGCCAAGGAGCAAGAGAAGCAGAAAGAGGCTCCACCTGCAATTGTAGAAGAAAAACCTGCTTTGGAACCTCTTCCCCCTAAACTAAAGGATTTGACGGTCAAAGAACTAAAGAAACTTCTAGATGAGAGAAAACTATCTACGGAAGGTAAAAAAGCAGATTTGATTAAGAGACTATCGGAGGAAGGCTGATGGGAGGATGTGCTGGTAGTGGGGTAAAGACTGCTGATGCAGTCGTTCAAGTAGGTAGATGTTCACTACAGGGAATTAAGGCCACAAATGTATCAGGCTCTACATTTACAGTTCAAGTATATGATTCTGCAACCGCAACTACTTCTGGTAAAGTGGAAATTGCTAGAATGGTTCTAGCCGCAAATGGCTCTCTAGAGTATGATATGCATGGTCGCATGTGTGCTGAGGGACTATATGTTGATATTACCGGAAGCGGAACCTATTCTTTGGAGTGGGTGTAATGCCAAGCATTGACACAGATACAAGGCTAGTAATGACTATCCTTTTCGTTGGAGCAGTAAGTGGCTCTAACATATTTTGGTATTCACAATATGGAATTACTTTCCCATATGGAGCATTTGAACATGCCATACTGTTTGGCATTCTAACTGTTGGAGGCATCATGTGCCTCAAAGCATTCTTTGACTTGTTCATGAATGACTACATCGAGGAATGGCTACTACAGAGGAGAATAGATTCCTATTGGGGTAGAAAGGCTAGAGAAGAGGAGAACCGAAAGAGGGTAAGAGATTCAATGAGACAGTTCAATCAGAACTTCAATATCGCAACCCCTCCTGCTTATGGTGATACTAACTTCCCTAATCTCCCATTGATAAAACCGGAAGAGAACACGGTTACACCTACATTCTTGACACCTATACAGAATGAGTAGGTGTAAGTGTGGTAAGTGAAATCCTATTCGGGATGGATGAATCCACTCTCGCATATGATTTGCAACGAGCGCATTCTGCTGACATTTGGTTTCTCAGGGCTAGATTTTGGTTTTGGGGAATCGTTGGTTCTCTCACTAGTTTTGTCATAGGACAAGCATTTGCCGTAGCAGGTGTGAATACGCTTTCTATTGCATGGGGCGGCTTAACGGATTTTTGGAATCATTTGTGGTGATTGAATGTCAGTTATGGCGGGATTCGCCATACTGCTTGTAGAGGGAATCAATAAGATTTACCAACGTCTTCATGCAATTAATTTTGGAGTTTATGGTGCAAGCAAAGTAGGTAAGACCACATTGCATCATCAATTGAGAACAAGAGGAGAAGTTCCTACAATTCTAAATAGAACAGAAGGAAGACACAGGGCCAGCAGAAAGTATGTAAAATTAGATGGGGATGCTCATACTGTCAAAACTGCTGACATTGGTGGAGAAACTGTTTATTGGAATGAATGGATTCAAGACATGAAAACTAGAAGGCCAAAATACATTATTTTCATGATTGATGACAGACACATGGATAAGCACTATGATATCGAACAACAATTGTGTTGGACTTTCTTAGTTGATTCTATATGCTCTTCTCATTGGCATATAGGAAACAAGAAGAAGAAAAAGCGTGACCACGACTTCCCTATTGCAATTGGATTGTGGGCGAATAAGTATGATTTATGGAAAGACAAGTATGAGTTTGATGGGCCAATAGAAAAACATCCTATCTTTGAATCATTCAGAAATGGAATGCAGAAATTAAACGATAAGGGAATTCCTTGTTTTAAATACATTGTAAGTGCTAAATCTGACTCTGAGATGGTGTATAGAGGAATCCTAACAATGATAAAGGATTACTGAGCGAGTGGGTTAGATGTCAATACAATACCAGCCATCCAACCTGCTTGAATTGCATAGTGACGGAACTAATCCGTTTCTTAATAGATTAGACTCTGCTAGGGCCGCAGGTGCAATAACCGCATACGAATACAAGAGTACGAAACCAAAGAAGCAATTGAAAGAGATTATCAAAGTTCTAATGCCTGAAAATAAGACATTCATGAAAGTGCCTTACAGGTTCAAGTATAACATCAAAGATAGGTGTGTCATTTGTGGAACTCATAAAGTATGGGATGGTTCTGATTCAATGCGACCACCTTTACCACTTCACAAAGTAAGAAAGGGATATCCAATGCGAGGAACTTACTGTGACAAACATGCCGCCATACACAGACAATATGAGATGTTAGAGCAACAGATACTAGCCGAGGAACATGGTCTTTCCTTTAGCGCATACATTCCTTCTGCTAAGAGTTTAAACCCTGTTAATCTAGTAACTTCGGGACCATTAACCACATTAAAGGAAGCCGATATTCATTCTTTGTCTTCATTGGGATGGGTTATCAAACCTCCTCAAATGGGTAGTTCTTCTAAGGAAGAGGAACTATACAAACTACTAATCGAGAATGAAGGAGTTAGTTCACGAATGAAAGCATTATTGACTGAAGGCGTAGTCGTGACAGATGTAGAAGCAGACGCGACTACTGAACAGGAGGAAGCATAATGGGACTTTTCGGAACTAGTAATAGTAATCTGATGACACAGATGAATCAAAATAACCAAGGCCAATTCAAAGCAATAAACAATCTATTGACGCTACAAGAAAATCATGTGGAAGACTTTTTTCAATATCATGGTGAAACTTTTCTAGCGGCTTTAGCACAATTGATGGAAGATACGGTGCAGAAAGTATTGGGCCAAATGCTACCTGAGTTGAAATTTGTAACTAACACGAATGGAGACATGGAAGTATCTAGTGATGCATTAACAACATATGCAACCATAACTGCGGAGAACATACAACTTGACTTGCAGAACCTATTAGCGTCTGCAATCAATAGTGAAGTAATAATGCAAAGAAGAATGGCCAAGCAACAGTATCTTGAAGCACAGGGCTTCCAAGCACCTGCGGCACAGAATCCACAGGTTACTAATGCTGGTGGACTGGACCCAAGCATGATACAAGGTGGAAATGCTTCGGTGGGAATGAACAATACCATGATGCAACAACAACAGGCATTCAACAACCAATCAGGATATCCTATTCCACCATCAGGCTATGACAATATGAATAATCCCTATTGGATTGACCCAATGACAGGCCAACCAACATACACCCCTCCGTCTAGCGGATTAGGTCTAGGTCAAGCATTATCCAAGGGTGTTGCTTGGGCTAAGTGGCTTGCTTAGGAGGGAGGCGTAGTGGATGGATATTCTTATTGATAGAAATATCAAGGGGCTAGAACACTTAGAATATTCACCCACTCTCCGACCTGCTGATAAGAATAAGGATTTTGAAAAATTATTCAAGAACCAACCAATCTTCAGATATTTTTGTGCTTACCCATTTCAAGGGGTAATACAGAACCCAACCAGCAAGATGAGAATGGCCGATAGAACGGTTAGAGTCTTACTACAATTGGATAAGGAAGACGTAACTGGAAACTTTGATGAAGATGAATTTGACTCACATCTAGAAAAATATCTACAACTAATACAGAAAGAGCCAATTATGTCTATTATTGCTTTATTGGAACAAGAAGGATTCATCAAGAAAAAGGGAGGCAAGGGAGCATTCCTTTCTGCTCCCATTAAGAGAAAAATGCGAAAGCAAGACACTACATTCAGAAAATTAGAATCACAAGTTGTCAGAGATGAATTAGTCGGTTATAGATACGAGAAAGGAGCGTTGATTCCTACTCCAAAGACAGGAGAATCTAGTAAAAAGAAAGTTACGCAAGAGCAGAAGGATAAGACATATTCCAAAAGAACTTCAGATTTCATGGATGCCTTTGATAAGGATACTGCGGTAATTATAGAAGACAAATTAAAGGAACAAATTGATGTAGCGGATACCAGTAAAACAAGGAAAGATGGTTCAATCAGCACTAAAAACATTCTAGTTTCAATAGACACTAGAGAGTATTTTAGGAAGTTATTCATTAAGAATGGGTTTGGGGATTTCAATGACCCTGATGAGTTCTATTTTGGTGTAAGAGGAAAAACAACAGAAGATGAAGAGATGGACTCTAAACGCTCCACACAACAGGATAGGGACAAAGCATTCCAAGCAGAACTTAGGTCCGGTGAGAAGCAAAAGAAAGAAGCAGATGCTAAAGCATGGTTCTATGAGCAAGAAGACATTGATGAAGACGATGAAAGAAACGCTATAGCAAGTAAAAGAAAAAACATCAAACCCGATGATGTGACATATACAATGCTTGCAGATAATCTAGACCCCAATTGGTTTGACGAAGATGTAGAAAAAATGCTTGTTCTCAAAGCAGCCCCGAAAGACTCGGATACTGCATTAGCAACAATGGGACAACAAAAAGAACCCGATACCAAAGATAAGGATGGTAAAACAACAGAAGGTTCTAGAAGTTTCTACATCAAAGACTTTGATGGCAAGAAAACGAAGTATAATACTATAGAAGAATTTCATGAAGCCTTGGTAGATTTCCAAGAGAATGAATTTACTCCAAGTAAGATAGAAGACATGGCAAAGAAAGAATTAGAGTCACGAAAAGAAAATAGATTGAAGACTCAAGTAAAGGCATATTTAACTCCCAAAAACAATCTAATAGAAGTAGGGCAAGCAAAAATTAATTTTAGTATGGATGTTACTAACTTAGAAAGTCCTGAAGCCTTAACACGCTACATTATGTCTGATAAAAATTGGGGAGAACAACCTTTTGAAGATGGGCCGGATACTAAGTCTACACCATACGAAAAAGAAAAGAGAAGTCTAGCAAAAATTGCTGACAGAGTTTTCAGCGAAATTGATAACTTAGAAAAAACGATTAATGCAAAGGGTGACAAACCATATGTTCCTAATTTATTGAGTATGTTATTTGGTAGTCAGGTTGGGTTATTTGAAAGGGTAGTTAATTCTGACAGTCTAGAATCCGCTACTAAATATCCTGAAGAAAGGAATAGTAGAGTTAAGGTAAAGGATGTCCTTGAAAGGATTGAATTGATGAAAGACAAACTACTAGACGATTTAGAAAATGCAAAGAAAGGGCGTTACATACAAGAAGAGGCGAATGTGACAGACCCTTCAGGAAATGAAATTTGGTTTGAGTATGACCCTGAAACTCAACAATATGGCAAGTCTGTAGGTGTCATGCAAATGCATCCGAAAGATGCAAATTATTCTTATGGGAGACATGATGATGAAAGTAGAAAGAAAATGGAGAAGAATCCTAATTTTAATTGGGTTCTGACAAAACCTGAACTTGATTTTGGCCCCGTAAAAGAGAAGGACGTAGAGATAAGGGAGGCATATGAGGCTACAAAAAATATGTCTAGATATCTAGACCTAGAAGAATCCGAAGAGGGAGAGATGGCAGAACCCAGTAATCCCGCAGAAGTCAAGCAATACTTGAGGCAATTAGAGAATGTCGTGAAGGGAATAGTGACTGCATTAGATAGACTGTCAGATGCAATGCGAAAGAAGACTACTAAAACCGATACAAGAGGAAACCCAGTCAAAGGAGAACCTGCTGGAAAAGGTAGTCTAAATTGGTATCTTGCTTATTTAGAAACTGATAATAACGTAAATGATTTTTATGATGATTGGTTAGATGATTGGTTTGCAACCACTCCTACATCAAAAGGAGGATGGAGGCAGATACGTTCTCAAGTTAAAGCCTTAGATATTCCTTTAGTTTGGATAGCATCAAGTGAATTAGAGGAGACTGATGCTATAGACACTAGAGCGCAAAGACCTGAATCATGGAGAAGAAGTGCATCAGGTAAGAATCCATTTAGAGCCGGAACACGTTTTGGTGATGAAAGAATCTCAACACAAAGAAAGAAAACAGTCGAATCTCCTAAAGGTGATAAATCAGTTACAGACCAATATGGTGGAGAAGGAAGTAGCGATGAAATTAAATCGGCTATTCTAGACATGCATTCAATTTATGTTGAGTATATAGAATTAAAAGAAGTAGTGGAGAGTGCGACTTAATGGGCAAAGTTTCCTCACCGAGCGACTTTACAACAATAAATGTTGATTACAATAGTGGCAATGGGCATTATACTCGCGCTATTGACATATCTAACCTACTACAAATCGGAGCGTTTTCAACAACAACAACTCCTGATTTGGCTGAAGTGGGGAAGATAATAAAAAGAGTAGAAGAGAAGATTGATGATTCTATCAAACAATCCTATCGGCCTATTATTCACAAACATGAGTTTCATTCATTTGATGCAATGACAAAGGCCACATATCCTGTTAGGACATATAGGGACTATGTTGGGTTTATACAATTAGCACAACCCAAAATACAGAAAGTTGTCAGATTAGAAGTTTGGCAGGGAGACTCATATACAGATTTAGCCTCTGCTACTGCTTCTATTACTATGCCAACTTCCCCTACAGGGGGTAGTGTTAGTTGGAGGATTAGATTAACCGCAGGTACATACACCTTTGATTTGGTAGAAGGAACACACTTCTATGATACATATGGCCCAAAGACAACTGCGAGTCAATTAGTGGATGCTATCAATGAGGTGTTCCCAGCAAAGACTGCTAAGTTCACAGGAGAAACTGCGGCAAAGTCTGTAACTGCTAATGGTGCGTCTTCAGTTCACATCTCAGATTTCTTCTATGCCACGAAGGATAGCGAAAAGGGAGATAGAGTTGTAATATCTTCCTTACTCATGGGTAGTGATGGAGCATCATGTACCATTACCTCTGTTGACACGGATGATAGTAACTCCCTTGTTGGTACTGTTAGTGGCTTTACTTCACACGAAGACCAAGGGAGGTTAGATGACTATTGGATGATAAGTGATGAAGGTAAGATTTTCTTTCATCAAGAGTATCCATATCTACAGAATAACTCGATACGAGTCACATATGTAGCGGGTGATGGTAGAGTCCCTGCACCAATACATGAAGCGGCAACTAAACTAGTTGCGGCTGAGATAATCAGACACGATGATAACTCTATTCTTATTGCTGAGACTGAATCTAATATTAGCCTGAAGGATAAGCATGATATCCTAATAGAAGAGGCCAATAAGATAATTGATGGAAAAAAGAACATAGTGCATTTCATAACGTGATAATATGGAAAATCTAAATCAACTTTTTGATAGACTCCTAGCAAGGGAAATAGAAAGAAATCAAATGTTGGCTGATTCCGGCTATGGAGATTTTGCCTTATCAGATGAAGGTGTAATGGTTCATGCCTTAGAAATTTTCCAAAAGAAAATGGTTAAACAAATGGGAGAGAATATGCGTGGCAATATTGGATGAAGTTACACTAGTCATGAGACTGTTGACTGATAATTGGGCATCTGCCGCTTCAACCCTGAATAGTGCAGGTAAGATTCATTCTAGCATTAGTTTACCAAAAATAATTGATGTTCGTTCTATTGAACCGAATGAAGGAAGAAGAGTAGACGCTGATTCGGAAACTGCGGTAGTAATCATTTACGAAGATAGTGGGTCTACAAACTATCCGACAATAGATTATGCCGTTCGTAATGAAGAATTTACATTCACAATACACATTAGGGTTCTTGCTAGAAGAGACATTTCCAAGCCTACAACTAGTGGTCAGTCAGAAGTCCCAAACACTACTCCTAGAGATAGGTTGCAATCTTTGTATAGAATAACACGATATATATTGGAAAATAATTCACTCAGACCAACGGTCTATGTAGGTGGTGGCTCTTCGGGAACTGTAGAAGGAGATGCGGATATCATCAAATTGACCAGCAGGAGTGAAGCCAATGACCGAAAGAAACGCTTATTGGGTTACAAGTTGTCGGTGGAGATGAAGAGGTTCGCTCGTAGCGTATAGGTGAGAAAATGACAAACACTAATATTCTATCAAATGAAACATTCGTAGGTGCATTAGCAACTGCAACTATGATACCTGAGAGCGATATATATCTAGAGAATTGCACTATCGCCGCTTCTGATTTGACTACAGTAACCGTAGCAGACTCAACTGTAAGTCATCTAGTTCCTAATCTCTATGTGGGGTGCATGGCAAAGATACATGGTAACTCAACTAAGAAAGGAAACTATCTAATCAAGAGTAATACCACTACAACAATAACATTCGCAGAAGATGTAGCGGGGGCTAATAGCGAGGACTCAATAGACGTTACAATTTATGGCTTCGGCGCACCATGTCCAGCACCTCCGGTAATTACGGGCAAGCCTACTCTATTGGCAGATAATTGGCTGGGCTTGGTAAATACACTAACTCCTCCATCTGTGGAAGTAGAAATAGGCCAAATCAATCTAGCAGGAGCCGCTACTAGAAATATAGAATACCAATTCAAAAAGAATGAAACAGTTAGTGGTGGGTCATTAGATTTCTCTGTAAACAATGGGTCTTGGTTATATTACGCATTGGGTGACTTTACTGTAGCGAATAGCAACCACACTCTAGCAAGTGCTGGTAATGCTCTATCGGGAACAGGTTATGCCGTGGATTTAACCCATGATAAGTTTCTAAGAGTTATTGGTGGAGCAGAATATCCTCCACAGGACAAAACAGATGTCCATACTGAAAGCGTATGGGATGATAATAGACAAATGGTAACAGAAGGAGGTTCGGGTTATTGGACATATAATTTCACAGAAAGCAATGGGGATTCTCTTCCTTCGTTTGCTCTAGAAGTTACATATGAGAAGGGTGACCTTGCTGATGCGAACTACTATGTTGGTAGCGAAGGTGGTTCGACAGATGCAACTGCAAAACCATTCAAGGATATCTACAGTAGAGTTTTTACTGGTTGTCAAGTAAATACTCTTACGCTTAACTTTGAAGAGGGTCAAGAACTTAGAGGCAATGTTGACTTAGTGACAAGAAGGGCTTTTGATGCTCCTGACGACTACTCACCAAAAAGAAGAGTTAGGACCGCTACTGGCCTATTCAACTACGCTTCTTCTGATGCTGATGTTAGACCTTACATGTTCAGCCAAGGAACGGTACAGTTGTACGGTCAAACTTTGGCTAGAGTTAAAACTGGTTCAGTTACTATTTCAAATAACATAGCCCAAGCAAGATATATTGGACAATATGATAGAGGAATAATGTCAAACCACATTCCTGCCCAAAGAACCTATGAGATTTCTTTGACTATGGAAATAGTAGATACAAAACTGTGGGACAATCTAAGAGCAGATGGCGAACATCAGAATGCCGCAGGAGATACTACTCTTCCCTATGATGGTAAGATTATGATTAAGTTTGAGAAAGATAGCACAGACTACATTGAGTTGGCATTTACAGATTACATAACACAATCACTAGATATTCCGTTCCCTGAAGATAAGGGACCAATAGATGTTGCAGCAACATTTTCGGCTAGAACCCTACAAACCGCAAAGTATGTTGGAAACTGGAAGATACTACACTCCAATACAGGTCTTTAGGGAGGTTCTATTGCAGTAGAATCTAGTTTAGAAATTCCACCAACATCCGTTTGTTTGTTTGTTGGTATTATGTAGGTGGAAAAAATGACAGAAAAAGTAGTAAATGATAAAGCAATGCTGTTTGCAAAAACAGAAACCGAATGCCATCAAATCAAGGTAATGCCTGATTCTGATGAGATACTGAAAGTATGGATAAAGGAACCCACTTGGTTACAAGTGGAACAGTCTCTATCCAAGTTAATGAAACTCGATACTTCCGGTAATATGGATATTGACTTGAATGAGTTGTATAGATATCTAGTAGAGGAATTCATAGAGAAGACAGAACCTTCTCTCACTCCTCTAGAGATAATGAGATTGAATCCATATATCGGAATGCAATTAAAAGATGTTCTCCCTAATCCCTTTGAGGAATTAAGCGGAGATGATACGGGAAAAGCGTGAATATCAGAAAGGCATTGAGAGGAGGACAAGTTGATGTCAATGTGGCACTACAACTCATGCTATTCTCTTATGCCAAGATTTTCAGCATTAGCCCACACGATGCTAGAAATACCCCAATAAAAACTATAGTGGATATGATACTAATAAATGGAGAAGTAGAAAAACTCAAAGCAGAAGAAATAGACAAAGCAAAACAAAGAAGTTGATGTAGATGGCAGATGCACAGAAAGAAGTAGAATCAATGATTGGGTATTCCCAAGAATTGTCTGAGGCATTAGGCTCGATGACCAAAGCCATGCTAAAAAATGCAGATACAAGTAAAACTTGGACAGTAATGAGTAGATTCACTTCTGGTAGCGGTTTCTGGAAGATACAAAATAAGGCTCGCGGTGTCTTAAGCAGTTTTCTAATTCTCAATGAAACAATGGAGGCAGGGGCCAAAGCAATGGCCGAATACAATCAACTTCTCGGAACGTACAACAAGATAAGAAAGAAGGTTCCTAGAAGTGCTTCCCCTGCTGCTTTGATGAAAACTGGTGAGTTCAAAGATAAACAGGCTATCTATCAAAAAGCATATGGAGATGATGGGGATAGTGAACTTATCAAAGACCTAACAAAACAGAATGAAAATGCTAATGCTCTTCTGGAAAAAATGGAAAATAAATTGGTTATACAATTAAGATATAGCAAGATGAATTTTAGAGAACGAATGATAGACAGAAAAAAACGTCTAATAGCATTCGCTAAACAATCATCATTCTACAAAAAATTTGGTGGGCAAGGATTTGTCAAAGGAACAAGGATGTTCATCAAAGCAGGTGTTAAATTGTTTGCAAAGTTCTTGCTATACATAGTAGGCATTGCAGTAGTAACCACAATACTCATGATATTCCTAAGAAAGGGATTAAAGTGGTTCACTAGAACTGCAAGGCAAGTTAAACTGTTTGAGAATATGCGTAAGATACTATCAGCAGTTTTTACAATTATGAGTGGCATATTTGATGTGCTTGTAGGGATTTGGAGAGGAGATTTGATGATGGTCTTGGGGGCATTTTGGAATAAAATTATTCCCGGTCTTATAAGCGTAGCATTGAGAGGTGCTTTGTTTGCGGCACAGTTGTTAGCATCAATACTAGTGGGATTAGCAGGTATGA